TTAAATTAACTGACCTGACAAAATAGCCACTTTGCGTGCAGCCACGTCAATAGTTAAACCTGCAGCATTAATCGCGGTTAGAGTATAATCAATTGCGTCTTGAATAGATGGAAGCGCCATAACCACATTCTCTGATCTTGGATCATCCAATATAGACCAGAAATCGTCAATAAGAACATCTGTATGTCTTAGTTCCTTGGCTTTGATACGTTCTTGTGAAGTAAAAAGCAGTTTGAAGGTTATTACATCGACGGTTAAAGGAGCAGTAGTTATGATAGGCTCATACTGCATACCATCCGGATCGAAAAATCTCCTGTCACCACACTCCCAAAATCCATAGGTTAAAACAGGATTTTTTTCTACTATAAAGGTTACATCAGCTTCAATATCTCTTATTGCTGGCATTTTTAAACTCCCGATCCAATTCCGTAAATAGTAACCAATCCAGATGCAACCATTACTCCTTTATTGCCTGCTATCGATCCGTCTCTCATGTCAAAAACTTTATAAGTAGAACCGTCTATCGGATTAATTTTATAAACACCAGGTGCTGTTTGTATGGCAACAGAGCTGTCTCTTACGGCATCTTCCATAGCAACACCAATTATTGCTGTCATAGCCCACTTGCCGACGCAGATATTAACTGCATTATCTGTGCCACCACTTGTGTAATCATATGTAGCTATAAAAGTTCGATCCCCACTAGGGATAAGTGAGGCTAATTTACTGCCTACCGCAGTACCAGCTGGATTAAGACCAATGGTGGTGCCTATTTTGTGAACCAACATCATATTATAGGCATCTATTACCCATACTTTGGGGCTGGAAGCATTGTTTGTTGTTGATATAGCAACGATATATCCCTCTTCGAAGAACGCATCAATGTAATAGTTGTATTGTGAAGTTGATACCAATGTTATTTCCACAGTTACAAAATTTGCACCGATTAAGGGCAGTTTGGTCAAAACACATTTACTATCTGAACTTCTATGCCAGATTAGATAGAAATCACCGTCACCGAAAAGAAGTTTTACCTTGTGACTTTCAATTCCTGCAGTTGTGGCTTGGCTAAATTCACCTCCTTGAAGAATGCCAGAATTATCAAAAACCCAGGCCTTTTGATCGGTTCCATTAGCCCTCGCAATTGAAAAATAACCTTGAGAAACTGAAATTTGCGGAAACCATGCTGCGCTAACCACATCAAGTAGAGTAGTCGCAAAAATTTGAGCACCGGAAATAGTTTGTATACCGTAATGCAGACCAATACTGGATATCGTGTTTACACTAGAGATGGCAAAGACAATGTTTCCGTCAGATAACTGTTTTACTTTGTGATGCTGGTTTCCTGTCGTTCCTGTTCTGGTCCAAATCGTGGTCGCTGATAGCACCGCATTACCAGAATTATCAAATGTAACCATTTTGGATAATAATGGCGTTGAATTATCCTGGTAAACAACAGCTAGACCACCTGCTATTAATGAAATAGCGCTAAAAAATGGAGAATAACAAGTAGCTATTATTGTAGGAGGCTTTATTTCACGTAAAAACCTATCATATGCAGCCAAATATAAATTTGTGTCAATGGCATATAGTGCCGCAATATTGCCGTTACTTAATTCTAAAATGTGATGGTTTCTAGTTAAACCGGTGTCTGTTAAAGTTATCGATTTAAGTGCAGAACCAGCAGCTGAAAGTTTATTTATTACAGCGCCGGTAATACCACCATTGTGAGTTATAAGTGAAAAAATATCATTGTATGCATCATGCAAGGTTGCCAACCTCGAATCAGCGTTCGGTGTGCTGCCACTGAAAGAAGTATGGGGAACTACACGTCCCGTGGCCTCGGATGATTGAGCTGTACCGTATGTAAGATTGCCGATGGCTGCATAATCGGAAATATCGACACGGTAAGACTTTCCAGTCAGACCGCATAAATACAATAAATCGTTTTCGTTAACATCTTCTCCTACTCCTACACTGCTGTTTCCTATAAGTGACGAATCTATTCCGCTCAATCCATTGTCCAAAATTCTAGCCATTATGCATTCTCCTCAAAATAAGTAACACGGCCTGCAATGGAGTTTGAATTGGCAAAAAGTACGATACGTTCACCAGATCCGAGAATTTCACCTGTTCGAATAAATACTCCGCCAGATGCAATAGTTAAAGACTTCCTCTCAAGTAAGTCACCATCTGTTGGAGAGCTATTTGTAGAAATATATACATTAACTGTAGCGCTAGATGAACCAAAATTTACAAGATTTATGCTAGCAACTCTCACTTTTCCAGCTGGAGTGGCTCCCGTATCCTGATTGGTGCTTGCTGGTAATGTACCAGACCATGCTTTACCTGATGGCATAATTATAATCCCTATATGTTTGCGAAATAGAATCGTCGTGCGCGCGAGCTTTCGTTTAGATAAGCTACCACTTCAGCTTCAGTAAGATATTGTGTATGCGGGTCAGCTGCTAAAAGGTGTGCAGCCAAATCATAACTGGTTGCGTATTGAGGGTGTGGATTGACTGCTGCAGTGTGACCAGATAAATCAATGTCTCTTGCATACTGAGGATGAGGGTCAGCATCGGCTAGATGCTCATCCATCCGGTCCGTAACGTATTGATGCGTAGCAATTACGATGCTGTTATCCACAGATAAGTTGATTGTGGCCGCATTGCTGGTTTCCACGATCAATCGATAAATGCTGTCTCGCGTCATGCCTTCGGGCAATACTGGCTTGGTTTCAGGCGCGGTATTTCCAATGTAAATTGCGTTTCCGGCCTGATCATCAATTCTGAATTCACGAACAGTGAAGCCGCCCACATCAGGCAGGATAACCAGTTCAATGATGTACCAAGACGGATTGTCTTGATGCAGGGTGATTGAATTAATGGGCGCTCGATAAACTTCATTCACCAGCGCTGTCGTTGATTTTGTGGGCGCTGGAATCGAACCGTTGCCATCGCCCAGGGCTACATCGCACAATACAACGGGCTCTCCGTTTACGGCGGCAGACGCCATCGCAGCCGCGCCAACATCGGTAAGTAGTGTGTAGTAAATATTACTCATAATTTTATGGCTTCGGATAAATTACGTTAATCGTGACCACTGTCATTGCCGCACCGGTGTACAGTTGCCAGGAATGCTCTGACGGCTGTGAAGCTGCAGGATAGATCGTCGTTGTTGCTCCGGCCATCATCGCTGCCCCTATGTAAGTTCTGTTTCTCCACGTTGTAAGCAGTGCAAAATAAAGCACCAATCTCGCCGGAATTATAGCCCTCAGTATGGGCTCCATTTTTATGATGTTTTCCCAATCAGTCTTGCTCGAATCGATTGAGACTCTTACTCGGCTTGTGGGATATTTTGTTGCATCAGCGCGTGATAGCGGGGATAGTTCGTTGGGATAGGAACCTGACTTAACCTGAGCCATTTGCTCAACAACGAAACCGCCCCGGAATAGCAATTGAAGGTATGTTTTCAGGAAGTGAAAGCCCCTTCCATTCTTATTTCGTGACTTCCAGGCTTTGTAGAGATACCGTGTTGCGGTTTCCTCGTTCAAGCCATCGATCAAAGCGAGTCCGTCCACGTTAACCAGCTTTCGGATTAAATCCATTGAACCCAACTGACCATTGCCGATAACGTTTGCATCGAACGCCGTTGCAGCCATCATATCTTCAAACAGATCGATAAAAAGATTGCGCAAATCGTTTTCAACGCCATCAACGACAAAACTATTTTTGAGCGGCTTTAAATTGGGTAGCTTGGCGTTTAGAAAATCCATTAATTGCCCCACGCCGGAGGCAGCACATTAACGGCTGTCACTGTGACTGTCAGGCTATCGGTAGATACAAATCTCCATAATTCCGGCCTGTATTCCCCCTCATATTCGGTGATACTTACCGTGATATCAGCGTTTGCATCCGATAAAGCCGGTATTTTTTCCTTTAGCAGCGAGTAAACTCTTTTATACAATGGCTTGACGGTGCCGCGCCGTGATCCGGGCTGAGTTTCTCCGTATTCAGCAATGATTGTTTCAATAATCTTCGACCGCACATCACTTGCAACATAGGCCGCAGATATCGTGGCCGTTATTGTCATAGGTATTTCTGACCGAACCGGCGTCATGAATTTAACTCGGTAACTATCGTCGGCAGCAACAATAACGCTACGAATACCTTTTTGAGTTGCGGTTAGGTTTTCTTCGCTAATAAACGTTGGCGTGACCGGCGATTCAGGATCAGGCTCTTCAAGAAAGGTCTCGGTGCCGTCAGCAGACACGCATGCCACAAAAATAGTATTGATATTGTCAACGCTTGCGCCACGTATGATTTCTTCGATCACTTCATTCCAGACTGACAGGAATTGGGTATTACTGTATGCGCGTCGTACCACAAAATCGAATTCACCCAGGAATACCGCATTGTGGTTGTAGACGGAAGGGTACTTAACAAGATCGCGCAGGGTGGTCATGCTTGGGGGATTCTGCCCCTTTTCGAGAAGGGTATTCATGGTCATATCAACCAACAATTCTTTGGGCGAATTCAAATATTCAAATGAGAATGGTGAACCCGCCGTTGGCGATATCTCGCCCACCGTTCGAGAAATTGTCAATTTGATGACTTTGCCGTTTGCCGGTTGGACACCAACAATGTCTGTCTGTCCGAAACGCACATAGATGCTTTGTCTGTCATCCGCTTCAACGTGGAAAACACGCTCACCAGGCCACGTATTTGTATATCTTTCACGATAAACGTATTCTCCACCCGAATCACTGACGGATATTCCGCTCAAGTGGCTGTCATCCGTGGCCGCAGGTATCTCTATCGGATAGAAGGGAACGCTACCGGAAACAGTATGATTTACGATCTCACGCTTCAATTGGATAGCGTCAACCGTGCCAGTGGCACCCGCAGCGATAACGGCTGTGGTTTCAATTATGTAAGGCAACCCGGTAGAATCAATAATTGTTCTTCCGGTGTCCACCGTAAATTCGGTAGTGTTGTTATTTTTAACCGACAATCTGACGCGCCCAGGGCTTGCTTTGCGTATCACTCCACGCAACGCGGCATCCGCTAGAACAGTGCCATCACGCACCTTTTCAAACGGCTCTGCCATTGCGGTCTCTAATTGGGATGAGAACATAGCCAACATAGCTGCCATGGCATCGAGGTTCTGGATTATGCGTGGATCACCGGCATGGTAAAGCGCGGCAATATCAGGGTAATTCGTTATCGAGTCAGCAATTGCATTCTGGAAATCTGATTTTGTGAGCATTTTTAAGCTATAGAATGTACAGCGGTCGTGCCGTTATCAACCCACCGTCCAATGGCAGCGTTTTGATAAAATTGTCGTAATCCGAAAACACCCGACCCGATGGAGCGGTTAGTTTGTACTGGATTAAACACATACTTGCACCGATGTAAGAGCTTGTGAGTCGATCATGAAAGTCCTGCATAGTATGCAGAACGCCGGTCACTGGATTGATTTCATTAAAATCATCACCCTGCCACTGCGCGAATTTCGGCAAAATCCCATTGAAGTCCTGGTAGTACCTTAGCGCACCTTTTGGATTCCCACCCGATGCCACGGCATTGGTAGAAGCGTTCCAGTGAGTGTTGCTTGCACTTAACCAAACATGCTCGCTTTGCGCGTAATTCAGGTACCAATCCTCTGCCAGTTGCTTTGTTTGGTTGAGATCATGATAAACCGCCGTGTTTTTGAAAGCCGCTTTCAAATCCCTTACCATCTGAATCCTTCCCGCTTGCATACTTGCACTGGATTCAGGATTCAAGGAATGACCAAATGGAATCGTCACTGTGCCGTAACTTGCTTCACTCGTGCCAACAAATATAACATCCGGATCATCGTCATACTTTTCAGCGACAGCGGCAAACCACTCTCTATGCCAGTTCTGGATCATGGGATCGCTATATTGCAGTACATAACCCCTACTACCGCTACCTTGCCCGATGCCTGGCTCTATACCTAAACATCCGGCATATCTGGTGTGCGCAGTTCCAGATCCAGTCCAGTTGCCTTGAACCTGCACCAAGTGCGCGGGAAGCAATAGACGCACGTCATCGCCAGCAGTTACATCAAACTCACGCTGTTGAAACATCAGACCCGCCTTAATCCCGCGACTTCTCAGCTCATCGATCCTGCTGTCCAGTTTCGTCCAGTTGTATACACCGGGTGCAGTAACAATTTCACCGGCACTTAGTTCAAACTGCACAAATCTCCAATTAGGATTGCCGTCTAATATAGATTTGAGGCCGCCAATGCCACCCCAACTAAATGCACCAGCACTGTCGAGTTTGTTATACGCGGATCGAGGAAATTTAATCCCGAATCCAGGTATAAAAACCTCTTTTCGATTGATCCGGCGATTTGGCCGGGAAAATAACCCGGCTGCCATTAGTGAACTACCTCTATGAAACGGCTGCGAACACCTATCAACTCGTTAACAGCGGAAGCAGAAAATTGGAATGTGATATCTGCTGCACCAGCGTTGGTCTCAACATTAAATGTTGCCCCAGGTGCACCAGTTCCGTAGCCAGTGGCAGATGCTATACTGACACGAGTTTCCTGTGAGTCTGTTGCATTTTTATTGTAAACCTCAACAGGGATATGCAGAGTAGTTGCTGTGGTAATGTTGGGGGGAGTAAAGATATCATTATCACCCAACTTGACAGCAACCGTTTTAACGCCACTTCCAGAAGCAATATAGTTGGCATCAATAATAATGCGGCTATTCTTCCTAAGCGGCGGCATTTTTGTCGGTTTCAGCTGTCCTGTTGCACCAACAGCTGAAATAATTGGTGCAGCAGTGGATTCGCCCGGCCAAGGGAAACTTGTCTGTATCTCAGTCGAGTTAATAACTGAGGTTATTGGCAGCAGGTCATTTAAAGCAAACCCGATTGAAGCTTCGGCAATATGCAATTCAGCTTTGCCATCACACATACCACTGGTAAGCCCGTGCGGTCCACTAGCTACCAATTTGGTGAGCCCATCCACTTCACTAGCAGCCCAAGTTATGCTTGTGTTTGGAAATACAAGCGCGTGAGTTTCGTTGTCATGTAGTATCGTCACCCTTCCCACCACGGTGTATACATTTCCGTCTGAAACGGCAACGCATTTTTGCCCAGTAGCGTTTCCGCTTATGTTATCCAGAATAACGGCCATACCCGGATTGGAACTGGCTGGAGGCAAATCAGGGTCAGAAAGATCAGTATAAGTTCGGGTTTCGGTAGTATCGTAATAAGCTAAAACATAAGTGCCTGGCACTAAATTGACACCGGATATATAAACTACCCCAATCTTCCAGTAGGTAGTCTTGAACTCTATTGAGGTTATGAGGAAAGAAACGCGTTTATTCCCAACCGCTTGTTCAAAATACAATCTTCCTCCAGCTTCGTAAGAGTTGAAGTCATCCGTCATGTCATAACCATCACTGGTAGTGGTATTGAAATACATAAAATTGCTGCCGCTTACATCAGCATCACTCAATCTGAAATATCCTCCGCCCGGATTCTGGTCAGCAGTGTTGACGCTGTAGATAAATGGCGGTCCTGCTTTCGGGCCAGTTGGTCCGGGTATACCCTCTGCGGGCGGGATGTTTATAAATCTAGGCATGTCTTACCTCAAATGGCAGTAATCAACGAAAAAATGCGATAGGAAGCTGATCTCTTTACTGAGAAACCTTGTGGATATGAATAACACCCTCAGTTCCATCTGAAACAAATCCAATCTTGCGATCCTTTCTAACCCGGACAGTGGCAGTTTGATTTGCTGGCACCAGGTAGCCTTTCTTGTTGCTGTAGGTTAATCCGCTCACGTCCTCATCAACCATCAAGGCGAAAGGCACGGTACCGATCACGTCATAAAACCCACATGGAAGCGCATTCGTAGCACCTGGGCTTGATGAAAGCGATGGCAATCCAGCAACTTCTTCATTTCCTTCAATATCGAGATAATCAGTAGGCATGATTCGTCCTTAATTTAAGATATAAAATGATTACAAACCCGGAACCTGAATGCCTTGACCGGCAACCTCGATTACCAGATCAAGTCGATCAGGGGGTGTTTGCACGCTGTATAAATTGACTGATCCGTCAGGAATGGACTGCAGCACCGGCACATCAACACGCAGTTTCTGCAACACAGCCTCTGGCTCACCGCTCGAAAGAGGGTTTTGCAAGAGAGCTTTGATGTCCTGACCATAATCAGAGCCAAGGTACCCATTGACCGGTGTTTTTAGCCAATGCGAAACCATGTCTTGAATGTTGTTGCCAGTGATAGTAGCCATGCATCAATATTAATGATGCTGATTACCGCTTTATGGCTGGTTTTCCTGAAATTGAAGTTATCAGGGGGAATTGGGGGTATTGGTTATTTTTGCTCGGGTGTTTCCATGTCAATATCGAAAAGCGTCCAGAATTCTCCGCTCTCTCCATCAAGCATGAACTGGTTGCTGTGAATCATCTGTGATTTTAGATATTCAGTGCGGAATTCATCGGCCATAATCAAGGTTTCGATATCAGAATCGCCGTGATAAGCCTGTTTTATGAGGGGATCGGACTGATCCCCAAGGGAATACCCGTTTGCGTTTATAACATCTTTGAGAGCCCACCAGTAAGGACCATAATCCCGATATCTCAGCCGGTCTTTACTCAGTCTTTCGGCAATCACGCCTAAACCGAAGGCTAACAGGTTAGAGAATCCACGGTTAGTCACCAAACCTTTCTTGCGCTCATGGATAATGTCGCTGATAACATCTTTATCAAATAAATATTCAGTGAAATTCATTGCAAGTTTCCCATGTTAGATTTTTGAGAGCGTTCCATCTACCAAAACAAGAATGTCTGGCGCGGTGTTTGGCCTGTCAGCCATCAATTTATCCCATACCGGCTGATAAACATTCCATGCCTTGTTCAACTTATCCCACTTGTAGCGGCCTTCTCCAACCTCATCAGCCGCCGCTTTTATGTATTCCTTCCACTCCATAATGAGACTCCATGAAGTCGTATCAACTCTTATACCGATTATATTTGTGCCCTCACTGCCGTCACCTGATACGCCTTCCGGTTTTCGCTGATTTTCTTGCTCCATTAATTGTTTTGTTGCGACATTTTTGTGTACGAGAAAATTGTACGGTAGGTAGTCTACTGAAGGGTCTTTGTCCTGGTAATTAAACCAATAAAGAGTTTTACGCATGAAATCGCTTACCTGCTCTCCCAATTCACGCGCTGTTTTTCCTGTAAGAATAGCCTTAAAATCTTCCTCCGGAATGAAGTTTTTGATTGCTTCACCTAGATCATAAGGGGAACCGTCAAAGTCATCTATGGTTAATGTTAAATTGTTCGTAATAGCATAATCGCGCATTGCGGCACTCATACCAGAATTTCCTATCCTTTCCTTTTTTTCTACTGCAATACTTGTCGGAACCACAAATGATCCGTACTGAATTGACTTTATAATACTTTTTTGTGATTCTTTTATATGCCGTCTTGCAACTGTATTGTCTTTTACCATAACAAACGGAAAGTAGGGTTGCGGTAGCATATAGCCGTGCGTCGAGTATGAAGCCATCATTTCAACTTTTCTTCGCTGCGCTATTTCCGGAACGAGATCGCTGAAACCGTTATCCAGAAATCCTTTTTCGTTGATATCGTCCTCGATACTGGCCGCGTCATTCAATAGGCTGTCGTATTCAGCAGATCCGGGATAAATCAATTCTCCACCGCCCCGAACGAATTCGACCAGCGGTATCCTGCGGATGCCATTGTCACCCTTGGCGCCTCTCATGGCGTAGCTTTTTGAAACGTCGAATATAGCCAGGGAACCGTCATTCTGGCGAGAGAAGGTGCCGGTAACGATAGGCTTTCCATCAACAATAAAAGCATCGCTTTCAGCCGTAGCTTTGGCTATTTCAGCCGGGTAACTTCCTTTTTCACTGGCTTGACGCACGAAATTGGCCGTTGATTCATCGATCATGGACTGAGCCATATCAACTTCCATTTGCCATTCGTTTGCTATTTCACTGTCATCAATTGGCTCAACCAAAAAACTGGGATACAGCTGGCCTTTTAGCATTTGCTCCATTTTTTCATCGTTCAGCCTGCTAACCCTTCTCGCAGCCAGAAAGAAATCATCTATTGAAGATTCATTTTTTTGATAATCGGGTGAACCGCCGAGATGCCCTTGATAAATTTTTCCCGATGATTCAATTTGACTTCTCATTCCATTAATCCTAACGCTCAGCTCTGCCAATATTTGCTTGTTTTTGGCAACAGCCGATTCCGTGGCTTTGGGATTATTAATCCTGTCATTCAATATTAGAATCTGCTTCTCATAATTAAACACGCTGATTATTCTGCGAATAACGAATTCAGCCGGGCTTGGGTTGTTTTGCAGGAATAGTCTTTGTTTGCGTATCGTGTCGATATTAATCATCTGTTTTTCACGATTGGTTGTAGCTCTGGCTTCGGCTTCTTTGGCTGCAATGGTTTCCTGCAAGCGCTTCATAGCATCAGAATCGCCAACCGTATCAATCAGCGCTTCCATTTGTTCTTTCGACAATCCACCCGTAACAGCCACGGATCCGCCGCCGTCAATATCCATAACCTGACCAATCCAATCGGCCTTTTTATTGACCATCGAACGTTTGCTGGTATCGAAGGTACCATCCGCGTCGTAATGGTAAGCGTTAACGCGCTGAGTCTTGTTGCCTTGTCGTACGCCTCGACCATTGCGCTGTTCCAGGCTATCCGGCGTCCATCCAATCGTCAAATGATGAATGGCCTGGGTGCCTTTTTGCAGGTTAATACCGACTTCGGCTTTTTCGTTGGCAATGACAGTACGGTACTTATTGTCGTCTCCATTGGCATTAAAGCCGTCCTGGACCGCAAGAATTTCATCCGGTGAGTTATTGGTCTTGCCGGTAATAATCGCTATCGCGCTCGATGGAACCCCGGCACGCTTGGATAATAATCGCTTGATCTTGTTATGCAGTGGCAGAATGTCGCAGAATATGATTTGCTTTACGATTGACGATACGCCGCCGTTCTCATCCACGCCGCGCGGGGTTGCCTGTTCGTTTTGGAAGTTTTCCAACATTGCGGCCAGTTTGGGTGGTACTGATACATCCAGGTCAAGACCTTGGTTTTCAGCCGTATCTTCAAACGCGCTCTGGCTGATTGGGTTAATCGTATCGACAACAATTCTGTTTCCAGCAATGATACGAGCTCGAACCGCGATCTTTAGCAATTCATAATTGTCGCCCGAAGAGTCTTTAACTATCTTTTTACCAATAATTGCACTTTCTTCAGTCATTGGACCAGGCCGCGCACGCTCTTCCGATATTTTTTTGGCGTTAAATGTATCAATAACCGCCTTTGCTTTATCGGCCTGAGGCTGAATAAAGGTGTAGAAAGTTGCACGCTGATCAAGTTCTGGATCGGCAATCAACATGGTCATTTTGTTGATCAGATTGAATGGATGCCCAATCAGGTCAATGTCCTCGCCAAAGTGCCTGGAAACCTCGTTAAAAGCATCCTTGTTGCCACGATTCGGAACCTTTTCAGATATCTCATCAATCGCAAAACGAAAAGCGGATTTATACAATTTCAATCGACTGACAATATCGCCGGTCAAGGTTACTTGAGAGGCTTTATCTTCGCGATCAGGCACCACAATTTGTTCGCCCACATCATCCGCATTTTTGATTGAAGCGGTTTCGTCAATAGCCTTTCTTAACACCTCTACGTTATTGAGTCCGACAAACACATCCGTGGTACGCGCCACGCCATCCATCGTCACGTCATCCTGATTTTCTTTCTGCACGAATATGTTCATGAAATCATCCGCACCCTTAATACCCAGGCACATATCATTCACGCGCTCATGCCCCGACGACAGCGACAACATGGAGTAGATTTCAAGTGGACTATTGGTTATCGGGGTGGCTGTTAGTAGCAACACGCCATCACCCAATGGTGATTTGCCGCGTATGTACCAGGCTTTGGCTTGGGCATCGACCCCACGCTTTGCTGCCGGTGCCATGGAGAGGAACTTTGCGCTCTTGAAATCTATGGTTTCGGCTGAGTTTTTAAATAGATGCGCTTCATCGATCACAATGCTATCTACGCCCAAATCCTCAAGATACGGTGCGCTGCCGGTCTTTGATGATAAGACTGACATGAGGCCGGATTGCTTTCCTTTAGCGCGTTCATCAGCCTTTTTATCTTCGCTTGAAGAGAAACTTGCATCTGCTTTACGCAAGAATAGTTCATATTCCTGAATTGTTTCATCGCGCAAGCGGATCCGCTCGAATGCTTCCATTGTCATGAATATTTTGCGGTGTCTGTTTTCCATAACGGATATCAGGTCAGCATCAAAATTGGATGAACTAACCGTAGCTTTACCGTATTTATCGACACGCAAACCGATAAACAGCGAATCATCCATAGAGGCATACGCACGGGTAGCTTCTTTACGCCAATTTGATAAAACCGAGTTTGGCACCACGATAAAAGTTTTGTTCTTAACCCCGATACTTTGCACGTATTGGATGGAAGACAATGCTGCGAACGTCTTACCTAATCCGGTCCCGTGGCCATTAATGCCCTCAAAATTGCGGCTCATACGACGCACAAAAGCGTTCTGGTATCCGTGTAGCGTAATATCTCCACTCATTCCAGCGATCACCAGCGGCGATTCATCATCAACCTGCCTAAAGCGCAATTTGGACGTATCACCTGCTTTTGCTTGCATCCTGTCCATGATGGTTTTGTTGCCGCGAACCCAACCATTAAACTGTTCGTTGGCAGTCACCACTTTCCTGCGCAGTATGCCCAATGCTTGAGCATCGCTCATATCCAGCTTTGCCCCGCCCAGGGTAATTGTGCCGTTTTTGAGGTAATCGCCAATACGATTAAGCAATTTTTCATTGTCAGAAAGTTTGCTTCCGGGAACGTTGATATCAACATTCTTGTGCCCGGTTTTTTCATCAAACACAACCGAAGCGGAAGGGTGAACAAACCGGCGCAGGAATTCGGCTTTTTCTTCGCATGACACGTATGGACTGAATAGATTGAAGGTTAGTTTTGAAACATCGATTTTATCCAGCCGACTTTCGGCATCCAGCTTTTGACGCAACAGTTTGGCTCGGATAGTTTCATCCGTTGCCTGTGCAATCTCAGCATTAGCGCGACGCAAGAAATCGGCATAATTGCCGGTGTAGTAATCATCCGCACGTGTGACATGCCGACCATCGGGGGAAATGCACCAGTTACTATCCTCAATCGGATTGAAATCATGTCCAAATATGCCTCTGGCATCATCAATCGATGTCCATATCGATCTGCTTTTGTAACGCAATCCCTCGAATCCTGAATCAGCCGTTATCTCAAGTGGTGTCACCGATTGCTGCACATCGCCGCGCCACACAGCAGAGAATCCGGTTTTTTTCTGGTAATGGTTGCCCATTCGCTTCATGGCATCACGGAGTTTCCCGCCAAGACTTGAAGGGCGGCTCTTTGCTGCGGAGTAAACAACCTGCATCGCATCGGATAGCGCTGGATACTCATCTATGTACTTCACGCCGGTTTCTTCACTCAAACGCTCATCAAGAACTTGAGATACAGCCAATCCCACTACACCGGCATTCCAGTATTTTGCCCGGTCGCCATGCTCAGGCAGTCTTCTGAGTTCATTGACTGCAGCACGCATCCAGCCAGGAATATCTAGCGCTTGCGAGGTGTCATTCATGTAGTCGAATAGTTTTGACGCATCAGACCATTGAATTCTGTTTTCAAATGCTGAGTAGGGAGTTGCCAACTTGCCAAGCAATCCCGCCATGTCAGTGTTTTCTTCGCTACGCGCCATTGGCACCCACCGGCCATCCTGCATTTGCAGTGTTTGCCCGGATTGAGTAATGGTGTCACCATCACGGTAAATGATTGGCGATGTTTCCGTGGTACCCAACAAATCCCAATCGATTCTTGAGTCAGGGAATCTCCTTAGCATTCGGGCTATTTCAGGCATGCTGGCCGGGTTCATAACGCGATCTACATCACGGAACTTATTCGGGTCTTTTGGAACGAATTCGCCCAGTATGAACCGCTTTCCTTCGGTATTGAAATACTGACCTTCGATGAAAGTCTGCCATAGCACGTTCGCATCGATTAGGGTTTGAGGTGACTGTTCGCGCAATTCGGCAATCTTGTCGAGTGTTTCCCGGTCATATTTACGGAAGGCGATCGCATCCGTCATGGTGTCCGCGCTAGCGGTACCAAAGACCGAATTGGGAAGTCGATAAGCACCCATAAATTCAGCCATGAAACTTGCCTTGACGCGCAAATCTTCTTCTTTGCCACCCTTACCGGATACGCATCGCGGAGGCGTGATAAAAACGGCTAGACCACCCGGTTTCAATTTCTCAAGCGATCGCAAAATAAAATAATTCTGTAGCGGCTCTTTCTGGTACCGGTTATCGTGCAACTGATTACCGCCACGATCGGCAACGCCACCGAACGGGACATTAGTGACAACCGCATCGTATTGCTCATCCGGCGTATTTGCCGCAACCTTCTCGAATGGTGATACCGTCGCAACATAACCGGGCCCATCATTCACCAGGCCGTTAATCCTGCCCGATGTTTCGTTGAGCTCAACAGCGTCGATCGCTGCACTAAGCGGAGCGGTAGCACCAAAAATCCCCACACCTGCGCTCGGATCCAGAACTTTGCCGCCTTCAAACCCAAGTTCTTCTAGTAGGGTCCAGATGCCTTCAGCTATCGGTTTTGGAGTGTAATATTCGTAAGCTGAACCCTTTTTACCATCCGCGCCAATTAACGCGCCTCCGGTACCGGAATATTTAGCAAGCGTCAGTCTTTGCTCACCCGTTAACTTGTTCGGATCAATTTCACCGGCATCGATACGCGCAAGTAGCGACATGGCTGCCTCGTTGTCTTTCTTTCTTTGAGATTGTTTGCGGTTCGGGTCAAACTCATAGTATTGCGACGTAGGTTCGCGCGGGGCTATAACATCTTCATTGTCTTGCTGAGCCTGGCTAACCAAACCAAGTCTAACCATTGCCTCAGATTTGACCTTTTGCGCTTGCCGTTTGTCGCTAAATGACGGATTGTTGGCAAGTATCTTGTTCTGCTCTAATATCGTGTTCTGAACTGATCTTTTTTCTGCGAAAGAAATCATTGTTAAAGTCCTGATGATGGCAATTTATGATCGCTATCATAAAGACGTGGCAACGCATTATTTGTGCGGTTTTCCGATGGATAACTAATGCCCTATTGATCTTTTTGTGATGGTGTGAATAATACACATCATAAAAATCTGGACTTAAATAAGAGGAAATTAATATGAGATATCCAATAGCGATTGAGCTCGGAGATGAGAAGCATGCTTTTGGCGTGGTAGTTCCGGATCTACCTGGCTGTTATTCTGCAGGAGATACGATTGATGAAGCAATTGACAAAGCAAAAGAAGCAATTGAGTTGTGGTTAGAAACCGTAATTGATGGTGGCGGCTCTGTGCCTAACTCTAAAAGCATTAGTGATCATCAAGCCAATCCTGAATACAAAGGATGGGTATGGGCAATCGTCACAATTGATCTGACACTTTCGAATTCAAAACAGGACCTAATCGCACAGTCGGCATTCGACCCAAGCGGATGGTGAGTAAGTACAAAATTCATTTCAAAGAGAGATAACGTAAAAGTCAACGGCGCTTAGCGGCTTTATCGCACAGCTTCCGTGTGGACTGCCGGGTTAGATTACTTTTTTATTGGCGCGGCGGCAGGAATTGAATTACCACTGCTTCCAAAGTTCAACAGCCGCATCTAGAAACTTGTCGCATTTTTCGGCTCGCCACGTGACCGGAGAATCTTCAAACAGGAGGTAATACTGCTCATTGCAACATAGAAATTTGGTTCGGTCCGCTTCAAGAATCCAGTTAATCGCATTCACGAAAGTATCGTTATAGCTTTTTCCAAACTTATCGTTCGGAACGTTATACAACAAGCCTTCAAGGTAGTACGAAGGCGCAACCCCATCTTTCAGCATTCCTTCCGTTATTAAGCGACTCCGCATGTTCTTAAGTATCCGAGCCATTGGCTTGAACAACTGCGACGTACCTTGGTGTTTGGTAGTTAGATTTTCAGAATGCTGTTTCGGGTAGTTAGCAATCTCGGTTCCGGTATTTGTGTAGAAGCAAATGCCCTCATCGTACGATTGATCTGAGTTTGAGAGAAATTTGTGATATCGCCGATACTTAATCGCAGCGATGACATCGGACTTTCTACGATTCCCTGATGCCGCGATGGCAATTGCCTTTTCTCCTGAATCGACGTCATTGCCGTATTTGCCAGAAAGCACGGCAAGAACATCAGCCTTGAAGTCATGGTGCGTATAGGTGGCATTACTGTGTGAAGTCTTGAATGCCTCCTGTTGTTCGACAGGTAGCTGTGATAAATCATGTTGAAAACAATCGTCAAGACTTATAACTATATCGACATCACTTTCGCTGTAGATATTCGTGTCATTGCCATACGAACCTTGGAGAAAAACCTTGTACGTCTTGGCTGCGTAAGGCGTGTCAGATGCGTTAAGCGTTGTTTTTATCGAGTTATAGGTAGTCCTCGACTGCGTGATTGACCCTTGGTGCGACCAAGTCTCAAGTTGTGATTCAGGAATTGCCACTATTACCTCCTTTGGTGTTCTACATCAAAAAAGATCGGATGTCCTGCTCGCGGAGGGCGAATGATTCGCTACCACGCTGCCGTAGGATATTCAGTTTTGCAAGATTATGCTCCATTAAATCTGTGGCCATTTCCGGTTTTTCGAACGTGTCGCTAACGCGAATCGTATTTACGTCTTTGAATAAGATCTCCCGAAGTTGATCCATCGATTGAGTATTGATTTCAAGCGTCTTCTGAAGCAACTGAACGCTCAAGAGGTACTTCTTGGCAAACCAGATAGTCAATCTACGTGGCTTTGGTTCCGGATAGACTCCCACGCCAACGCTGACGACGCGTAGATCGGCGCGATCTTTCTTAAGTGTAGCGATTGCGTCAGCAATTGCATATAACGTCGGATTGTTCGCGCAATACCCACCGTCTATAAGTTCAATATTGTCTCCGGCCGCTGTACTTACGATTTTTCGGTTGAAGAATGGGTAGGCAGAGCATGATGCTTGAACTGCATCAGCAATACTGACACCAAAGCCTGGCTTAAACGTACCAATCCTTCCGTGCGCTTGGGCAACGTTACCCTTGAAGATCATGGGTCGTTCAATTACCCACTTTGTCGCGACTATACCGATGCCTGTTTTAACGTCAGAAAATGTCTTTTCGCCATAAATTTTATGAGCCAACTTTGCAAGTGCATCAGACTTCGCTTGCGCATTGGAGGCGCGCATAACAGAAGGCACATGCTTTTTGTATAAGTCGTGGATTGCGTCGATTTCATAGCCGAGTGCAATTAGCGAGGCAATGATGGCACCTGTGCTTGTTCCGAATATCAAGTCAAAACGCTTGTACAACGGACAGCCAAGCATGGCTTCGATTTCCTTTAGCACGCCGAGCGTGTAGAAACCCTTCGCGCCTCCACCATCGAGACTAAGTATCCGACACAACCCGTCTTGGGCGTATTCGGTTGTGAGTTGTGAGGGTGCCTCCTTCTGGGTTACCTCTTCGATAGTCATAGCACCTCCCTTATTAATATTGCGACAGATGCTACTTGCCCCGCGAGCGGTGCTTTTTGATGCCAACTGGAGTCAATTGTTAAGTGTTCTCTATCACATGCGAACTAATGCTGATTCTCAGATCAGTTAATTCAATCAATTTTTGGTAAAGCATGATATGTATAGTTGCATATTGAAGCTGTTTGGCTTGCCAGATTCTCATGAACTGGTCATGCATTAATACATAGCGCTTTTTAGTATTAATTGCACTATTTAGTTCAGTCTCAGCAATTTGGTTAAGTTGTTCTTTCGGCACAGGAAGCGACATAAATAACTCCTGACTGTAACGCCATGGGTTTGCACTCAAGTCATGTTGCCACATAAACAAGTAACCAGATTTTTTTATAACATCAGTTATTTTCCTATCATATTTATTATTTTCTAGCAGGTAATTCGATAACTGTTCAAATGTTTGAATATCTTGACCTGTCACACCCCTGATCTTAGTAAAAATACTATTGGTGATGTTCGATTGTTTTTCTAACGGGTTTTCTGAGTTGGCGAAATCTATTTCTGCATCAGTGGCTTTTCGAACGCAGCCAGAGACGCGGATAGTAAGTTCTGAATCATCCAATTCTTTCGGGGTACAATATGAGCTATTCCCTACAAGATTTAAACCCACACTTTCAAATGATTGAGCCACTAAACGTGAGCAAAATTGTCTGTTAGTAATTGCCTTTTTTGCAAGTGGATTCTTAGTATTTATTGCGTCTTTTACAGAATACTGTTTCCCTACTTCATTCCGTGCAAATGCACATGCGGCATCAATTAATTTACGGTCTACGTCCTCTTTTAGCCTTAATACCTGAATATAATTCACATCATCAAACAGCAACCGTTGAACATTTCCAGAGTGAACGCCGTCACCATCTGAGTGGATATAGCTTCCGTCCCCTACATGTAGCATCGCATGAGAGTAATCACTTGCTGTAAACACCTTTATCGCCTTACTCACGATATGTTTTTGTGTTGTCAAAAATATATCGCCTGCCTGTAGTTTGCTGATTTCTATTAGATACATACCCCTATGTGTCAAGATACCTTTTACCTCATTTGAAACTTAACGCGATATACACGACATTTATTGTCCAATAATAATCCTGGCATGACGTATGATCTTGTTCATGTTTAATTATTCCATTAATTATAATTAAGTTATAAAAGTAAAGCGGACAAGTCATTCAAACAAATAAGATATCATTGCCAGCTAAATAAATTACTGAATCAAGTGCACGAATATTATATCCTAAGCACAGAAAATCTATATTTCATGGATTAAGCAACATACTATATTTAATAGTTAGTGTCATTTAATAGAAATCAATGCAACTGAAGTTAACCGTTTTCTGAGTAAACCTGCTTAATCTTGGCCACCATCTAGTATCGGCTAGCCATTATCGGGAATTGGAACAAAGAGCTTTTGCGTTTTGCAAAAAAAATTACGTTAACAAAAAGGCTGCAATTTCAATGTTGGGTGCCTCGTGAAAATTAACTTGGTGTCAGATCGTATCAAGATAAATTTAGCGCGGTGCCGAATCAAATTTGCCAACACACTTAGGGCGTTTTGTTATCATTTGCTGCCACTCTCCGCTGCCGACAATAATTCTGTGAGAATATCAGCCGCATCATTCAATTCCTTATCAAGCGCTTCCATTAAACCCGCTTGCTCAATCCTGGCGGCGATCTCATCCAGACGCTCGTTGAATCGATGGATATCTGTTTCTGCTTTCAACGATTCCAGTTCTGATTTAAATCCTGACTTGTCGTCACTCTCTGGAGATGCATACTCGGGGGTTTCGGTCGTTTCAGCAGGATCATTATTCTCACTCGGTTCGTCACTGGCCTGGGTGCCCTGGGTTTCATCTTCGCTGTCCGTGCCTTTAATCTGGCCAATGGTTTTAGGTGTCCAGTGAAAATCTAGCTCTACACCATGCTGAATTATTTCCTCGATATTGATGTATCCGAGCTCGCCGCCATCACCAAAGATATCCGCAAAACCGAAAGCCTGTAATTGGTCATCCTCCATATCCTTTTCGGTTATGTACCAATTGCCGGATCCCTTGAAATAGTGCAGATAAGCAATCGCCTTATCGGCCATACCATCCTGGCCGAAAGTTTTTGGCATGGTTTGAATTACATTAGCTATTTCGACCATCTTATCTTTAAAGAATTGACCTTCCTCCCCACGAATTAAGGAACCGACGGCTGATAGTTGCGCGGCACCAATGAAGTTTTTCAGCAAAGGCATTAAGTTGTTAACATCGGCCATAGTGATTTGTGGTTTCACCTCTGGCTCCAGGTCTTTTTGCTGCTCGTCAATGATGCTCACAGGCACGACAGTGGTGGCGCCGTTAATCAATTTAAGAGCTGAAAGCGCCCCATCGGAAAAGGTACCTTTGTAGTCGCTATGGATTTTGTCGTACTCAGCCCTGGTCATTGGCCACATTCCATTAGCGTCAAGTCCGTTTTTGTCCAATACACCAACACTTCTAACACCCAAAGCATCACGTATTTCCTGAATCCTCTTAACCATCTTCAGCTTTTCCATGCCAGATTGAACGGTTTGAAGATTCGCGCGGATACTTCCGGCTTCTTTAATCAGCTTTATTTTTTCTAATCCAGATATGCCGTCAAGCATCATATCCGTTAATTTTCTAATTTCATCAGTGATAATTGCGGAATCAAACGCATCCCTAGGCTGATTGTCTATTTCGGGAAATTTTGCCTTCATTTCTGGCGTGCGTAGCAGGTTACGTGCCCCTGTATGGCGTATACGCTTGGTTAAGTAATCGCTAATTACACGCGCATCATGCTGATAATCCGCAAGTCTCTGTTTTTGTTTTGGCGTGATATCTTCGATTCCGGCTTTTCGATTAATTGCGATATCGATGAGCTCACGCAACTTGCGTTTGGCATCATCTTTATCCATTACCTGTCCGGTGGCGGCCCATCCATAAATTGAAGTTGGCACCTTGGCTTTTTCAAAGTCCGACGCAATGAATTCACGAAAATATTTGATCAGCTGATTGGTGGCCGCTATCGATTTCTTGTCTGCATCTGAGTACACGCCATCCAAAACATCACTTTCTGTGACTGCTTCATCATTTTGCATAGCGCTATCCTCTTGCGTATACGACATAAAATCATCCAATGGAGGGATAACCTCTATCCCGCTATTTAAGGGTTGGCAAAATCCGTACAGATCATTGGGAGTCAATTTAAGGCTATCCAACAAATGTCCGTGTTCGCCGCTAATTTGATTGATGAACAACCAGTCTTTAAAAAAACCGATTGCCAATTCATTGCCGCTGTATTCAATCGGTATATCCTCATCTTCAGAGAAGATCGCGTCGAATTGACCGGCTGGCGTAAGAACCTTATAAACACTACTCATCATGATTGTTCACCCTGTAATTCCTTGGCCATTTCTATTACTTTGTCTTTCCTTGCCGCTATGTTGTAGAGAACGCCAATAATGTTGTTATCTCGCATACTTGATATGCGCAAAAAGGCTTTTAAAGTGAGCATATCGCCATGCACTGCCACTGAAGTTGGTATATTTCTGCGTCCAGGCTCTCCCGGATAAACGAATGACCCGGATTGGCTTGTAAAGGCGACTCCAAACCCATTGGCAACACGCTTAGTAAAAGGATTTTTGAACTTGCCGGTAAATACTCTATAGCTACCCCAAGAGCCAATGTATTTGGCTTTTGGATCGGCCAGGCCACCCCACTTGCCAAGTAGATTTTCCTGGTCAATCCGATCAAGATCGCTAAACCAGCTATTACCAACAATCTCAACGCCCTCAGATAGCTTTTCTAGCGCTTTTTCATATTCCGATTGCTCTATATCGCGCCTTCCCTGTACTATGTCCTTTGCCTGGTCTTGAAGGGATTGGAATAACTTCATGGCCGGGGTTAGATCGGCCTGCAAGTATCCAGCCATCAGCGCCGCCATTTCCGGATCCTTGGAGGCCAGCATTGCTGCGTCGTATGGATTTGCCAGATACTGAATTCCCATTGCCCATACTTCAGTGGTTTGATCCCGGTAGACTTTGCCCACATACGGGTCGATAAAATCATCCTTGTAGGCACCTTCGTTGCTTCGGTATCCCAGATTGCCGGTCAATGATCTCAATGAAAATACTTTGTCGCTCTCGCGCCTTTTTAGCAGATAACCATTGGCCGCAGACTTGGCGGCGGAATCAGCTTCAAGATGATGAGCCATTTCATGCCACAAAACGGATTTATTAAAACCATTTCCAGGATTGATTGAGGCATCCTCAAAATGACCGATACCCTTCGCGTGCGCACGTCCACTACGCTCGGATTCAATCTTTATGAGCCTCAGTTTGCCGCCTGAGATACGATAGAATTCAGCCATGTCTCTACGCACATCAGCTTCCGGGTACCCTGCTTTTTTGAGTCTCGCTATTGCCGATTTCCCAATTACCTGGCTGTTCGCCCAGGATTCAGCCTGTTCTTTGGTTACTTTTGAGGTATCAACAATGGCATCTATGATCTTCCTGCCGATTGGAGCGAGACTTTCTTTAAGTTCCTTGACCTGATTTTTTCTGATCTCATGCCTTTGTCTGTTAAGGGATATCAATTTATCCCAAGCCTCTTGCTTTTTAATGGAAGCAATCTCGAACATATTTGAAGCCTTTTCAATTGCTTCCTTGTCATATCCATTGGCTTCGTTTACCGCTAAAAGGTCCGTCAAGGCATGCCGCAACTTCTCGTACTCTTTCTGAGCCTCTTCCTGTTGCGCGATGATTTCGGGTGTATTTTCCAGCGGCTTGTATGACAGTTCCTTGATTTCATCTTCAATGGATTTGATTCTATCCGCATCAACATCAAAAACATTTCCAGCCGATTTGTAGTGGTCAAAAGCGGCCATTTCAGCAGCGCCGCCAGCGGGAATGCGAAGATCAGCGTAAGCATCCATCCAATCAGAATTAGCTTCCTGATACGCCCTTTCGTCACTCCCTCTTGAAAGCATTTTGATTATCTTTCTTAAGGTATCCGCTTCAGCTCCACGCAACGACTCAGGTACCGCAGAAATCCCGTTGCGCAGGTAATCAGTTAGCTTTTTAATTGATTCCGCAGGGTTGGTTGGATCAATTGACAGGATTGCAACCGGCCTGTCAAAAGCAATCGACAGAAGTTGCCGTATCTCGCGCACGCGCTTGACCAGGGTAAGTTTATTTACCCCGGCAACGCCAGGCAGATTCTTTCGAATCGTTCCGAGTTCTCGAACGAGTTTTATCTTTTCAGACCCGCTCAAATCATCAAGCGCCAGTAGCGTCATTTCTTACCCGTTTGCTTGTTGATCCAATTCAGCCCATTTTTCAGCGGCGCCACCTATTAATTCATCACTTTCACCGCCAAGACCGGCATCGATCAGTGCTTGAGCGGATACTTCGATCTCATCAAGCAATTTCATGAGGTCGCTTGCATTGCTAGTGCCGTCAACTACGGATTTCAGGAATGCTTTTGCGGCTGCTATCTCTGCGGATTCCTTCGTTTCAAGGATTTTTTCACTTTCGCCGTTCTGTGTTTCAGTGGTTGCTTCGGTTTCTACAGCTGGCTCTATTACCTCTGGCTCTGGTTTCAGCTCTGCTTTAATTGGAACGCAAGCATCGATTTCTTTGGCAATCTGCTCGGGTGTTTTGGTTAGATCGTCAGTTATCCGAGTCTCTGGATTAACACTCGCATTCTCTGCTAATCCGGTAACAGACTTAACAACAGCCGTTAATCCAACAACATTCTTTCCTGCACCAACCTGCTTATAATCAAATGAAGTTTGATAAAAAGTATCTCCAGATGATTTACCTAAAACCGAATCATTTTTTTCGCCATTCCAACCAAGATCACGCAGCGCATTCCTAACAGCAACAATCCGCTCTTGGAAAAACGCATCAAGTACATCCTGGTACTTATCTTGCAACTCAGTACTGGCCGATATCCTGGCGTACCCTTCCAGGCTGATCGGGTCAATTTTGACTTCACTCTCAAACGCTTTGGTTGTCATGGAAACGATTTCATCAGCAATCTGATCTGCTGTTTTACTGGAAACAACAGCAACCATTCCAACATCAACCCAAGTACCAGAAACATTATCAAGTCGCTCAACCTTGAATCCATTGCCGTCACCTGATGCCCGGTAGTTGTTTATTGTCATGGCCGCGCCTGCAGCGAATCCTTTCCAGCCCATTTTCGATAGGGATTCACGCACAGCGATTTGCAAATTCTCTTTCCGGCTTGAGTTATCAGCAGCCTCAACCTTGACCACTTCCAATTCATGCTGCGCATCGGCAAGCTCTTTTTCCAGCGCGGTTATTTCATCCTTTAACCCCTGTATGTTTTGCATCCGCTCAGAACGCTTCGTATTAGCACGCGCGAAGGCCGGGCTATTCTTTTCTGCCAGTCTCATAATGCGACGCGCAACTTCACGCACATTCAGGTCTTGGCCGCGCTCGGGCGCCACAACAATCGTGATATCTTTCTTGTTAAGCAACCACTTCCAAGAAATAATCTCATCCGTAGGTGCCATTTTCTTTGGCGTTACATCGGGGTTGTGAAAGTAAATAGATACCGTTTGCCCATCAGATAACTCAAATACCACCGCTATATTGGCCGTGCCGCGCTGACTGAATGGATCGGATATTTGCATGGATTCCACCTTGACTGACTTACCGGCACGCTCCATTACGCCACGCAAAAGTTCCATCTTGCGTTCCAGTCGCACAAAAGGAGTAACCAGCGCATCCAGAGCCAGGACGCCATCGGAATCTTCAATAATGTCGTTGATGCTGATCGAATCTAGCAATAGGTTTTCGCCTGAATCTGATTGCCTAATTTCATACAATACTTGGTCAAGCGTTTGATCGTAAGGCAACGCATCGCTATTCCATTGAACTCTTTTGGTCATGGCTTCCAGTCCTTCTTGAGGTAAATTTTTTGCACGCAGCGGTTGACTCATATCACCGTTCTTGAGCCACCACTTAAATTGAGAAATTGATAGTGGAACGATACTTTCCATTCCGTTCCACCCGCGATCGTAGCTTCCCAGGTACGAATTACGAGCTGAATCTTCATCTGGAAATCCAAGCATTGTTTTGTGCTCATCGAAACGGCCATCAATGAACTGGTTAATCACATAAGCCGTCTCTGATTGCAGAAACGGACCCAGGAAACAATCAACACCATCCCCATCATTTCCTTTTGTCTGGCTGATGTATCCATAGTGCGCAGCCATGCGAGAAGTCCACCGTTTGCCGGTCTCTGAATCAATGCCGGTCCGGTAGGCGCCACGTGGCTGTTCAATGGCGATTGCAAGCCCCTGGAAATTGACTCTGCCCATTTTGTAGTTGCCTGACTTGCGTTGCGCTTCAGTCGGCTCAGGAATCGAATTGGCACCAAAAGCGCCGCCATGAGCAGCGTTTTCAATATTAATGAATTGGGTATCAGTGGAATGTGTCATAAACGGCATGGTAAGCCGTCCGCAGAGTAATATTTGGGTGGTTTTCCGGTTAGAGATTTACTTGACAATATATCTTTATTGATATATCTATACATAATGAACGGTAAACAAGTTATTAAGAAACTGCAAGCGGAAGGATGGATACTCGAAAGAGTGAATGGGAGTCATCACATCCTACGCAAAGGTAATGTGTCAGTTACCGTTCCCGTTCACGGAACGAAGGACCTAAAAAAAGGAACTTTTTCATCAATCATGAAAGAAACCGGAGTGAGATTGAAATGAATACGCTTTTTCCTGCAATATTTACGCCTGAAGAACCATCGGGATTTTCTGTTCAATTCGTAGACATACCGGGCGCAATCACTGAAGGCGAGACCATAGAAGAATGCTTGTTCAACGCTGCTGAAGCATTGAGCGGAGTTATTGAATCTTATATTAAGAATGGCCAAGAAATTCCTCGCCCATCAAAAAACGTCAAGGATGCTTATTACATCGCGCCAGATGTGAAAATACAGTCTGCCCTGCTGATTAGGTGGGCTCGTGGTGACAAATCTCTTGCTGAGATTGCGAGAGTGCTTGAGACATCCTGGCCAGCCGCGCAACGATTGGAAAACCCTAATCACTGGGCAACCCTTAAACAGCTTGATAAAGCCGCCGCAGCACTAGGCAAAAAATTGGTGCTTTCTTTGGAATAAACGAAATTTATCTGTTTTTGTGTTAACTACAACGGATTTGCGCCGCACCATCCGTTACGCTTTCCACCACTATATGGACGCGCCAATCCTTTGCTGATCATAGCCGAGCCCACGTCAACTCCATCCACAAATACCGCAGCATTTATCCTGAAGTATTTATCCCTGCGCACGTTGCGTAACTCCACGTCCTTTGCATTCAGTAACAAATGAGCTAGATACGCTCTGGAATCCATGGCGCCGCTTTTTTCCTGCGCACATTTTCCCCTCAGCTCAGGTGCGTCAATTCCGTTTATTCGCACGGGTATCTTGCTGCAAAGAATGTTCGGGCAGTCACCGTCGATATTGATCGTAAAAGTATCGCCGTCATAAACCTTTATGATTGAGCCAGGCTTAATTGTTTCACCGGCATACGCCGGGTGATCGCAGCCAACAAACACGGTTAATATGAGTAAAGAAATCGCTAATTTTTCTAATTTCATGATGGCACCATTCCTAGATTTAGTTTTTCGATCTCTGCCCTGACTTCGCTAATAGCAACCTTTAGGGCATCTCTTTTGCTGGTTAAAACCTGCTCCATCTTAGGTGCAGCCGTGCGTATCCCTGCGGGTGGTCTTATTTTTACCGCAGCCATTAACTTTTGAAACTTGGTGCGACCGGAATCCATCGCAGCAACGATCTCGGTTATTGCCTTGACATGATCGTCTTGGTTCTTAATTGGTAGAATCTTGCCGTTCAGCAATACCTGGTAAATATCGCCGGTTTGCTTTATCCGCAGAATCACCTTCTGAGAATCAGCAAAAGTAAGTAGCATTTCACGGAAACTGATACCTGCAGCACGCTTCGCAGTGGTTGATACATCTTGCTGAACGACATGCGCACCGGCACGTGAGAAATATTTCGCTGCTTCTTTGGCGGCTTTATCTTTAACGCTCATATCACCAAAACTAAAAAGTATTTTATCCACTTCACACTCTCCGTTTAATCATTCAGAATTAATTTGGCACGTTAGTATTTGATGAGCCGGACTCAACGTCTCCGTGGGTGTGCGTTGACCCAACATTCACATCATTGTGAGTTAACGAACTGCCAACCACGGCTGTATCGCCATTGACGATCACGTTGGCTGCATTGATCTCCACGGTCTCTGCATTCAATTTCACCATTCCATCCGCTGTTATCTCTATATTCGCATGGTGAAACCGCCTCCAATCTATGGAATTTCCCACTTGAGGATTTCGATAGCCGGTAATTATTGGATATCTGGAATCACCACCTATGAAGGCAATCCATACCGTATCACCCGGCAATATTTCGATCTCAGTGGTATTCGCTCCGGACCTTGCTTTGTCACCAATGGGGTATTCAATTTCAGCTTCGGGAAACACGTCCGCGCCATCAGTTACGCCGGGTATTTCTATCCGGCATGTACGTCTGTCCTGGTCGTAGGATTTAACGATTGCGGGGTAGCGTCCTGGCATCTTCCCGTAATTTATTGCTGCAGTCATTAATCCTCCAAACTTCCAAGCCACAAACGGCTATTTTGATTGCTGCCGCTGCCGTCGGTGTCGTTCTCAAAAACGTGCGCGGCGGTAATGATGCTAAGTGGCACGCCATCAATAAAATTAATCAAGTCACCGGCTACCAACTTTGCATTCAGATTGATCTTTGTAACCTTCCTCTGGACTAGGCACCGCGACATGCTATACAGTCGCTGAACATTCTTAAATGGCGAGAATCGCACGCTACGTGGTTTTTGTTGGTTACCTATCACAAAGGCGCCGGACTCATCCAGAGAATAGAACCAGGGGATCTCGTGACGCTCCAGAAATCCGCTATCAACGTCGTCGGATGCGTTGTTTGGCAGATCCATCACCGCTTTTTGCTTAAACAGGTCCGGTAAACGAATAAAACTTATCGCACCTTTTTTCCAGCGAACAATGCCGCCCTCTTCCTGCAATGCTCGTGTTATATGGAAACTCGGGGTATCACCAATCGGGCAATAGAATCTCGGTACAGGAAAGTCAGCGTCAATGGCTTTTATGTTGGCGCCTGCCGCTCGATAGATGCCGGATAGTGCGGAATTTTCTTTGATAATCGCTCTGCTTCGCACAAATACGATGTTGTGACAGGCATCCAGTATCGCCGTAATTTGAATGGCTGACATTTCCCGTTCACCCTGTACCATCCTGTTTATAACTCTGTTTGACTTGATGATACGCAGTGCTTCGCCAGATTCCCCGCCAACGGTCAATATTTGACCTTCGGATAGATACTTGGTCATATCATCATCGGTCCTGATCTCTGCTTCCAATGTTACCGGTACCGGCGACATGTCTGAGCGCAGAACGGCGGATTTTATTAGGTCGCCACGAATTTGGTTGCCATTGGATAGGTAAATAATCATGGCAAGGTATCTTTAGACTGTAACGATAGGCTGATAGAAGGCATTCATAGGCATGTTCAACTCAAGATTAGCGATATCCTGCGCAATCTCGCTTGTCGATCGCCCAAAAACATCCAGCCCCAGTCCACGCGAAGCCTCTTGATGAATAGCTGATTCTCGCTCGATGTAGAGAACAAAAAGCGGTTTTATTACAGACCACTCGGAATTGCTTAATTCGGTAGCTTCGGAAACAGCTGGTAATGACGGCTCCACTCCATCATTGGCAATGAGCTCTGCAAAACCGGCATAATATTTAACCGCCACCACCGCCTGAGCAAGCACGGTGGCAGGGTCAAGCACTACGCTGACTGGCCGTTCAACGGTAAGATAGTTATCGACCAATGAAGCAATAGTGTCCATCGTTAAGCGTTTGGTTCCATAATCAGGTAAGCAACGTCGCTGGTATCAGTTCCGCTACTGGAAGTGATGGTGAAGCTGGTGCCAGCTACACGCGCTGAAACACGAAGGAAGCCGGGCGTTCCGCCACCTACCTGAGAGGTCAGAAAGATTCGGCTATTGGCGGTTACTTTATCGTTGGCCACTACCGCAGAGCCACCAACAAGCGTTACCACACCCATAGGCTGATCCGCGCCATCATCCAACTTTGGCGTGGCTTTATTAACGTAATTCTTGTCAACATCGGCTGCTGATATTACTTGATTCTCGGTGGCTCCCGGTGGGGTTGCTGCAGGAGCCCCTAGAAATGATGGTGCTATACTCATTCTTGATACCTCTTTGGTTGGTTAAAAAACTATTACTATCAGGTGTAATCCAGTGAGTTACCTGGGATAATTTCACCGAAATAATGAAAAAATAACGTTCCGGTAAAAATCATGATCTGCGATCTGTTCTCCCAGTCACGATCAGGATTATCGATTTGCACAAAACAGTCGATGTAACGCTTGGCACGTAGGAATTTTTGCGGGGTACCTTCATAAACCGTGGCATTGAATCTGCCGCCACCGGTTAGCAAATTAACCAACATATTATCGACAGAACCGGCGATCGTTTCCTCAAACGCAATCTGTCCTTGCATGTATGTTTTAGCCTGTTGCGGCTGATATGAGGCCATTCCCAATGGACCGGGCACCTCAATTTCACCGGCTGGCGAGACGATTGCCCACGGTACCTGCTTTGCCAGCAAATAGTTTTGCTCAAAACCATCGACTTCAAACGTAAAATCGCTTGAAATGATCTTCGCGCCCATCGCTTTTGATGCTTCATGGAATTGCTTTAGATAAGCTGAATTTGAGACGGCCATGTGTTTATCCTTATTGGGTCAGTGTCGGTAGCAGATATCGAACTGTATTTCAATCAGGAAAACAAAAACCCGGAGGTTTTCCGGGTTAGTTGGATTTTTTCTAAAAATTTAGAATCGATTAAGGCGCGTCGTATACCTTTGTACACACTGACGCGGATGATAAACCACCCTTGCGAACACCTTCATAGACATACTGAGCCCGGAACTTCCACATGTTGTCTAAAAGAAGGATGTCGGCCAGAAATTTATCCACCTCTTCCCGTATTTGCTCATGCGAAGCGTTTCTGATTATTTTATCTTCTGGTTTGGTGTGATAGATAACGCCCTCACCCGGTCTTGATGGTGGCTGAATAATATCCACCTCGATATGCATCATTTCGTAGCGAAGCAACTCATAACAAGGATCATGCCAGCCCATAGCACCCGGCATAAAATCCTTGGTGTCAATCGTAGGCCCACTCGGACCATCGGATGAGTACCCTGGGGTTAAGTAGAACATGCCGTCGCGCGTCAGATTGATATTGTGCAGGTTTATTTCTCTGTGAGGACGTAGATTGCACATCGCCCAAAACGACTCTACTGAGCGGTATTTCTGCCCCTCAATGTAGCGTAATTTACTTGCTCTTGGGATTAGCTGCTGCGACATTTCCGCTCTCCTTTTTATCTGCAGTCTGAGGCACCAGATAACCAATTCCAGCGCCAGCTAAAAAAATATTAAATCCGGTTAAAGTATCCAGGTAAGACATGCCACCGGCACCAGCCCATAACATGAATAAGGTGGAAAAAGCCTTGACCACGGCCTTCGGATCGCCGAACAGATACGAACCAAGGGATGACTTGGAGTCACCGTTCGCCCACTTATTCACGTAGGCAAACAACATTCCCAGTATGCTTGCAAACGCAAACATGCAAAGCCTGATAGCCTCATCCTTCTCGATTAGCAGATTAATTATTTCTGTCACAGCAAATTGCTCGCGATACCGGCCAATACTTGCCCAAGGTAAAGTGCATCTATAAACGCCTGATGCCTCTTACCCGCATCAATCAGACCATTCACCGATTGATCTATCCTATCCGCACGCGCGTGATACTCATTAAGCAATGCGCGATTTTCCTCGGTATATTCACCCCAATGCCGTGTCACCACTTGTTCTTTGACTGATCGATATTGCGCTACAACCTTATTGTAATCAGAGACAAACTCAGCAAATATCGGCTCACGGGCATCCAGATAAGTGATTGATGACTTCCATTTATCCACGAATCCAATGTATTGATTGATTGCGTGATCAACAATCAGGTTCTCAGTAGCACTGAGCGGTGCGCTTTTGATCACTGCCGCTACCTGGCCGGACATGACCTGATCGTTCGCAACCGCGATATTCGCAAGATCACTGGTATTTTTTAGAACCGTGCTACAGCCAGAAAGCATCATGAAACAAACAATAAAAAGTGTCGCAGATATCGTTTTATACATTCATTTTCCTTTGTTGTTGATAATACGATCTAAATCTTGAATCCCAAGGAAGCAATCATTTTGATAAACTGATCTATACCGCCGGTAATTTTTCCGGCTATCAGCAGTAAAACCATAAGTACGAAGTAGCCGGTCAAAGTTGCTGTGATATGCACGCCGCGAAAGAAACCGGATTTCTTTGATTTCTCTTCAAGCACCTGGTCCGCGTTTAGCTGCATCTTCAATGAAAGTTCATTCAATCGGCTTTCAAACGAAAGCGAGTTCGCATCAATACGCTTTTCCAGCGCGGAAACACGCGCATCAAGGGCTCCTATTTTCATGGTGTGGGGGCAATCATCCGACATGGCAATTCTCCTATTTGATTAATCCGATCTGTTTGTTTTTGCCGTTAATCGTAAGTGTCTGCATACGATTCTTATCGAAGTCATTTAAGAGAGAACAATGCACCCAACCTGAATTGGGGTCGCCGCCACTAATATAGTTTTCGAGAATTAATTGATCAAACGAGAGGTTTTCTGATACCCAGACTGCAAGGTCATAATTGGCTATTCCATCAATCTCAAAATCCACCGCTTGACCTGACATGTGCTGAGACATTTTGCTTCCGTGAATCGCTGCATTTAACGCAGGGCTTCTGTATCCGCTGTTTACTCTTACCGGCCTATTGAAGTGCTCTCTTACCGGCTCCAATATGTTTGTGCAAAGCAATATCAAGCTGCTTAAAACGCTTTGAGACGGGGTGTTATCTATACCGAGCTCACTAGCCCTGGTAGAGCGGATCAGTTCATTCAACGTAAAATGCGGGGTTAATTTTGTATGTATATCCACGTCTATTACCTCCTTATAACGCTGGCAATTGTCTTGGCAACAACGCCACACGCGCTGATTACGCTGTTGAGTCGATTTACAATGGCGATTTGAATCTTCATCTCCGATTCTTTCCCTTTTTTCCAGTCTTCAAAAGGCTTGCCATTAAAAAACTTGTTTACGACACTGCACGGCATGGATAATGCTTCTGCAAATGATGTGTGGGAATAAATGCTAAGACTAGATGCTTGATTCATTAGATTCTCTGCCCAGGTCTTTCGCCAGTCTTGAGACGCAGGAACGAACCGGAAATCGGGCGGGTGGCAAATTGCTTGCCGCCCCTCCTTTTGGTAGCGCAACCATGCCGTCACTGGATAATTCGATCTTAAATAAATGGTGCAGACTTTCCCGGCCATTCATGTACGAGCTCATCAATGCGGCAAAAGAACTTTCGGGAAAACTCGACACGGTGCGCATGCGGTTAATTAGAAACTCATCATAATTACCTTCGCCGTCCGATGGCGCCGGTGTTTCCTCGCCTTTTCTGATCAATTGGGCAGACATGCAGCCAAGTAACCAATGCAATCGACCGGACACACTCTCAATCTCGCCATGGATCCTCTCAATTGACTCTGCCATGGCGCCGGTCAGGTCCTGCAGCAACCAATCGTCACCTTCAATTTCACCCAGTTCAATCGCCTGGTCCAGCACTTTATCGATGCTTCCATCCAGGTAATCTGAGTATCGGCCAACGCCCACAGCGAAATCAGGACCATCTTCTGAAACTGCAGCAAGGTAATGACAAACTACCATCATTCGCTCTTGAACCGTCCAATCTGCAGGATTTTCAATTCCCTTGGCTGACTCAACAGCTTTAAGCAAAAACGCGGTAGTGACTGCTTCTTCAAGATGAGACGGCATAGCGGCGATTGCGATGGACTCACCAATGGACAACTCTTTGAGTTGCACCGTCAAACGCCGGGTACGCAGTATTGGAAAATGGATCACCAGGATTCTCACCTAAAATTTCGATGAGCGAGATTGTGCGGAAATTGTGACTCGGGATTTGTTACTTTTTCCGTATCAGGAAATTATTACAGCTTGAGCGCGTTGTAATTCACCCAATCATCACGATCAAGAGCGGTTAGCGTCGCTAGAGTCATCGGCACCAGCAATTCAACGTATCTGGCTTTTGCATCAATACTAGAAGTCATCTGTTCGCTTATCGCCTCGATTACCAATGGCGAATAAATGCGGTTTTTATAGCGCAATGCGATTGTAGTTGGTGCTATCGAGGGAACCAGCGCATCAATAAATCCGCTATTTCCCCTGGCCGCTTGCGCTGACCTGGCAAGGACTGAGCCATCAGGCGACAATTTGACCGGCAATGCCCATTCCATCAGCTTATTGAAAGGCTCTTCCACCTCTTTGGTTGGATCATCCCACGCCCGGAATATTGCCGTTACCTGAATCTTAACTGGCGGCATGCCATTGAATACTTGAGTGGAATTTAATTTGGTAATGCCGGTCCTGCCCTCGAATTGACGCACAAATTCATTTGATTTCTGCTGTGCAAGACCAATTGCACTGCGATCTGGGTTCTCATTCCCCAGGAAGGCATCTATGACAGGCTGCAGCGCACCGGATTGGAGCATTGCCAGCAACGTTGGAGCGCGTGACTCTGGACCGGCATGCTCAAACGGGCTTTGCCAGTTCAGTGACATTTCCATGCTGGCTTCTGTGAGGGGTGCAAATACAGATTTTGGATCGGTATCGTTTGATCTTTGCCAAACACCTTCCTTTATTTTCTTGACCTCATAAAAGCTGGCGATCAGGTGCGGTGATAACCCATCCCATTGCGATGATAGAGAGTCTGAAACTAGGCTTGGTGGCTGATTCATTTGATAATACCCAATAAAAAAGCGCCGCCACTTGTGAATGCGGAAGCGCCATTGATTTCAACGCAAGGTTGTTTACTTCAATCCGGTTTTTCTGCGAATTTTCATTGATTTTGCGCGACGCATCCTGGCAGTAGCAGAATGGCTTTTCATACGTGCCTTACGGATAGCCACTTTTTGCGCTGCACTTAAACGAACGGTTCCGGAAACGCGCTTATTGATACGCACTTTTTTGCCTTTGCGAATAACCAGTCTTTTTTTGTATGCAGCATCCAGCGCGGGTTCCTGGTCGTCATCGCCGAATACAAAATCGTCGATATCGGAACTGGCTTCATCTTCGCCATCTGGAAGAGATGAGGCAACCAGATCACGAACACGTTCTGCTACATCGCCATCGAAATCATTCAGCAGTGAATCAGCGTCCTCTTCCGATACTCCTTTGCTGGTCAGGTAATCCCAGGCCGCATTCAGCGCAACATCGAGGACCGCTTGCTCATCGTCAGTAATTTCACCGTCTTTGTTTTCATCAGCAATTCCGATCATCATTGCCAGAAGGCGATCAGCGGAGCTCTCGCCATTGGCCAAGTCGTCAGTTTCTACCCATTGCTGAACTACTGCGGCAGCGGCCATCGTAATATCGGCAATAGTAAAATCATCGGCACCGCTCAACGACTTAGCGCCATCCTCTTCGGCTGCGTCAAGCGTTTTTTTTCCTTTGGTGTTATCTGCCACTGAGTTGGAGACGATTTGTCGACGCAGTATTTCACTGGTTTTTAAATGATTCATGATATTTCAATCCTCTTGGTTTGGTTATCGGGTTAGTGTCTGAGTGACATATATCTGGCGTGCAACACCGTCATATCGCAGCCAATATGCGCAGTCGATTCGATCATAAGGATGTACCTCATTAGGCGCTACCTCGAATTTCCATGCCTGTCCGTCCATTCCTGGGTCATTGCTAGGAACCAACCAACCGGAAGCCTCCGCACCCTCGAATAATTGTGTCAGAGCGTTTTTCAATCGCTTCAAAGCAATCTGCATGGGCAATTGCAAGACGTCCTTGCCCAGTCTTGTTACCGCGTCGTCAATGCTGCTTGACATATCTGCAGTGGATATCAGTTTCCTCAAACTGTCTTTAACCGTTGCACTGGTTAATGAATCGCGGAATACGAATAGTCCACCGCCAGAAAAAACTTCCCAGGTTACCGGGTTAATTTTGGCATTGGCCAGGGCATTCAATTCCTGATTGCTTGGCGAGTAGGTCTGTATCATTCGAGAGCGGCGTATAGGCCAATTCTTGTTAGCTACCGGATAATTCTTTGGCGCAAATCCTCTTGAATCGGTCTGTGCATTGCGACCGCATGCATACGCGATATTCAGCGTAGCCATACCAAAATAGCCATTTGGATTAATACCCGCGGGGTCATTTGATTTGACTGGCGCCCAAAAAGCATGAATCAGGTGAGCAGCTTCATTTGCACCAAGATTCAACTGCTCTACGAAAGCAATCGCGGCAGCAGAGCTAAGGTTTCCTGGTACATCGAATCGCAGCTGACGATTAGTATCGAACGCCAATTGAGCCAATTGCCCCAAGAGAGCCGCAGACTGGGATCCTCCCGATGAAATGTAGGTATAATTGAACGGCGTGTATTTCAGTTTCTGTCGTGCAGCCACGTAGTCATCGGTCGAATAAGCGGTTCCACCTTCTACAAAGCATGTCAGAACACCCGATTTAGCCCATTTCTCCAAACCGCTTGTGTCGTAACCGTAGGCATCTGAAGTAGTGGCGACCACAGCATCTTCGCCGGTCACTTCAACCAATACCTCAATCAGATCGGTTTGCGCGGATATCGCATCGGGAAGATAAGCCGAGCCGCCAAAATCATCCTTGGCATCCGCATCGAGAGATCCGGTGAATTCCTGAATCAGGATTCCTGACTTGTCTCTGATACGCAAGGTAATGAAGTCATTTGCGACCGCAGAACCGCCCGTTTTCTTCTCATCAGCTCGAAACTCGACAATAATTCCATCGTTAAAGCACTCAAGGTGCTTCACCGCAAAGAAATAATTGCCTATTGGGGCTTCTGCTGTAGGTAGAATGGTTAACGTTGGCGCCGTTGAGAATCCGGTACCGCCCTCAGTTACGATAACGGAAGCGATAACGCCATCCGTGAATGTTGGCGTCAAAGTAGCGCCGGTGCCTGGACCAGCTATAGTGATTGTTTCTGTGCCAGCATAATCTCTACCACCATCGACAATCGTCACGGCAGTAATCACACCGGCATTAACAGTGGCTGTCAAGATGGCCGGGGTATGCGAGGTTACGAATAATGGCGTATCGTTCGGAGCGGATATAACTGCCCATTTTATTTGAGCCGAGTCAGTTACGAGTCGTTGTACAACCGCCTCATAAGCGCCGTTATTCAGTGCTTCAACAACGTGTACCCAGGCTTCATTCAAAGCGGAGGTACGAATCAGTTCACCTTTCCCAAGTTTTTTGAGCGCATTACCGCGATCAACTTTGAAAGGCTTGTCTATGCGGCCACGTGCAGAACGCATCATTATTCCAAATACTTGATCCTGATTATCCTGTGATGGAATCTCGGAATTATCGCGTAGCGGATTAAGTTGCACGCCAGATTCGGCACCCAATTGTCTAACGAAAGTAGTAGTCATTACTTATTAATCTCCGCTTTTGCTGCTGTTTGCGTACGATTTGCCGGGTTTCTTGGAACTTACCTTCTTAGGGGCATCAGTTTCCGTCGCTTCATCGTTTTCTTGGGGTGGAGTTTGCTCACCTATTAAAGGCGGTTCGTTGCCTTCTTTGTTATCGTCAGCATTGGCACCGGGGTTTTCTTCTGAATAATCGGTTTTGCCGTCATCATTCCCTGAATCATCACCGGTACCATTGCCTGATTCATCACCGCCTTGATCCGTTATTTCTGGCTTTTGATTCAGATCGACTTCCGGTTCTGGCTTTGGCTCAGGATCGCGTGATTGCTCATCACCAGCAATCGTCTCAATGGTCATAACCGCATATTCGTGACCATTCAATACAGCAATTTGTTGAACGCTAGATGCTAACCTAATGAATTGAGCTTCACTCTCAATCTGCACCACTTTTTTGTTGGATCCATCGAAAACTGTAACGCCCCGAAGGTAGAGCCCTTTAACTTCTGAAAGGGTAATATCATGAGGCATACAGTTGACAACTTCGACATTTATCGGATAAACGCACTCGGCAAATGTTATTGCTATTAACTCCGCCACCCTTCCCGTGTGGGAAGGTGCTCTAAGTTCGATTCGATTTCTGGTCATTCTAGTACCCCTTTCTTTTATTGCTAGGCTATCTCGTGGGACAATTAAGGCATGTTGGTTACATTGATCAACGCGCAGCCGAGAGCAGCTTGCTGGAATGGATTAACCGCAGTGAAATTACGCGCATAAAAAGCTGCGCCTTGTTTCAGATCGGCATTCAGTGCAAGTGGCAATACAGTTGGAGGTACGGCATCGCCCAGTACGAAAGGATTCATTGGAACACTGGTAGCTCTGCCAAACCCCAAGATTTGAGAAGCACCGGATGTTTCTACAACAACTTTTGGTGAGTAGTAGACTTCATAGCGTCCGAACAGTCGACCTAAGCGGTATATGCATGCACGTTCTGATATACCGGATGGCTCAAACACTTCCCGTGGCATTCCCTGGATGATTGCAGCCAGGTTTTTGCCGACATAAAGGTGCGTCAAGCCGTGATCCATGGTATCAATGGCCATTTGCTGAGATACCGCCCCCAGAGCCGAGGCCAGATCGATCATGATCTGAGATTTGTTTAATTGCTGTGAACGTGCACCCCAATCGAAATCGAAAGTTGCCTGATTGTTAACAGCAATACGCTTGCCTTTTCTCAGAACTTCATAATGACGTTCGTTCCCAAACTGGGTTTGCACCGAGATTACACCTTCGCTATAGGCATCCAGTCCCAATTCATTAGCTATTTGTGTACGGCTGTCCATGGTTTGATAAGTGGTCACCCTCCATGGTTTGGCGTACAATTTATAAGTATTAACAGCAGTTATGATCGACGGTGTTAATTCTGGTGCCCGTTCAAAATCAATGAAGCCTTCAACAATAACGGGAACGGTATCCGGCAATTTTGGAGTAGTGGTCAGAGCGTATACGCCGGTATCGGTATTGATCGCTCCGCCAATGCTGTAGCTCGTTCCTGCCACATCGATAGTTCCGCTTACGGTCGAATTTCCAGTGCCGGATGAATCCACTTCTTTCGCAGCAGGAATACCGTTCACATAAACGATTGAACGACCGCGCAGCAATTTGATATTGACTCCCCCAGCGCAAGTTTCTTCAGTATCCTGAATTGATGTTAATGCACCGGTAACAGCTCCGGTTCCAGAATCCGGCATACTCTTATTCACGCGAGAAGATGAAATGTAAGAATCGCCAGAGTTAACGCCATCCAATGAACCGCCTTCAGCGTATTGACCAAAGGTATTGCCAGCACGGTGAGACATAATCGCCAGAATACCCTCATTTGACCCGATATCCGCTGGTAGATAATGAGCAAAAGGGATTGCATCACCCATCGCTGACAGAATCGCAACAACAGCGCGGTTAGGTTGCAGTGAGATTTGATCGTGATGATTTGAATCAGCAGAATCAAGAGTCGGTAACTTATGTTGTCTGCGTGCCGTGTCGGTCGTAGCGTAAGCGGAATGAATCGCTTGCTCGATCACGTCAGCAGGTGCCTCGACTCCGTGCTGTGATTCGTACACGTTCACGCTATCCAGCAACGCGCGAGTAATGCGTGCAGAATCCTTGCTATCAACGTTATCCAAAACCACTTGAAGCTTTTCAGGAATCTTTACGCCAGTATTCTGATTGCTTGCCGTGTCGATAAAATCCATCGCCGCAGCGGAATCGAAAGTTCCTGACTTAACAGCATTATCTTTAAGATTCTCAATAAACACTGCCACTTCCGCAGTATTTTTGTTCAGGTATTCTTGATTTGTACGCTTGATGGGGGTCATTGTCTTTTGTCCTCTGGTTTTATACACACACCCGGACGAAAGACCGGGCAACTATCCCCGAAATCAATGTGCCAAATTGGCATTGATTCCGATAGAAGCCCGCATTTTGAGAGGCTAGAAAATGCTAAAACGTGGGTTTTTCCGTTTTTTTTACTTCTTAATGAAGATTAATCAATAAAAAATCCATCTGCATGACTCTTGAAAGGCCTCAAAATAGCTGATTATGCCGTTATGGCAAAGTTATATGTCCAGATCCCCGCGACGATTTGCTACATAACGCATTGCGAACGGCGGAATATTAATAACTGTTTCGATGTCTACAATCTCGAACGCCAGCTTTACATCTTCGGAAATGACCAGGTAAAAAACATCGCGTTTCTTGATCGTAAAATTACCCGGTATACCAGTAGGTTCCTCTGGCTCAATTAGGAATCGGAATTCATTGACGAATCCGTTATTGGCATCTTGTCGGTCCATCATTGAGGATGCTGAAAACATTTCAGCTTGTAACGCATACCCAATTCCAACAAGTTCAAATGAAATATCCTCTTCATCATCAGCTGACATGACGCCGATTCCACCCAATGTTGGCAATCCACCAGAGATAGAATCACCAACACGATTCACAGTCTTTCTGAATACTTGGCATTCCCATGTATTGGGATGATTGATGACGATATTGCGTGTCATACGATTAACCGCGGTTGGTACATTATTGAGCATGTTTAAATACCTCCTAATTTCGCGGCTATCTGCTTGTCCGTCATATTAAATTTGCGCAATACCGCCAAGTCTGACGCTGACAATTTGCCTGTTTCAAGTGCAGCTTCAATTTTTCTCGTGGCAACCGGCTTCCTGACAATTCTCTTAACCTTCTTTGCCACTTCATGAATGGATTTTCTCTCTTTAGCCTTGGCACGCTCTGCCGCACGTTGCTGACTGGTCTTGATGCGCGTGGCACTGGCTTTTTGTTTGTCGATTTCCGCTTGCCTGGCAGTGTGCTTGGCCGTGTTATCTGCTGATGCGTGCAATTTTTCCATGTGTTTAGCAAGAAAGTTGAGCACGGTGCCCGATGATTCGACTTCGGCCATGACGCGCAACACATGCTTGCACGCCACACCTTTAAGATTCGGGTTCCTGATCTTGGGAAACCCCATTTCCTTACGCCCAGCATTGAAGTTGCCTATGGTGCTGATATAACGGAACCAATACCGATGACGGCCACAATCACAATCAAACGCGAGTTTTTGTTTTCTCAGCCAATTAGCTATCTGCTTTGGTGTTTTGCTATCCTTAGCCTTGGATGACATGAGGCGATTGGCCGCTTCTGCAAATGCATTGAAACGCACCAATACATGGTGACGGTTTACATCGGAATCCGGGCCGGCATTGGTAATAAATCTGATTTGGCCATTCATGGCTGACGCCGGTACCGCCATAGTGATCTGTTTTTTGGCTCGATCAAGATCGGTTTCGGGACCTGATCCGGGCATCGGTCGAGAAGCGGCCAGATCGATCACCTGCCGGGCAGTAATGCCATCTCCGTTAAAATTTCTTTGTGCCAGACGCATATTGTGACGGAATTGCGCAAGATCGCTGGTGGTAATTGGTCTTACTTGTCCGCCCATGGTTGTCATCAGCACGCGGCTTGCATCCCACTCACCCTGCACTTCATTTTTGGTAAGGATAATTGAGCGTGGTGACTTTTCAGCCGCTTCACGTTCGCGCAAATCTTCCTTGGCATTTGCCTTGGCTTCGCTGACATGACCTTTCAGCTTGCCGATACTGGCTCTTATTTTTCCAAGTAGCAAATTAGCCATGACCGGGTTTATTCAGCCCAGGTAGGCGAGAAATTTTCTCGATAGGCGCCAATAGACTCGAACCCCGTGCGGCGCTTGATGGCGTAAAGCTGGCTTTCAGTGGGAAGAATGATTAGCTTTTGCGGTAACGCTTGATCGACCATATCCAGACCGGCTGAGGCCATTACCGCCAGATACTCATCGCGGCGACCGTATACGCGCTGAGATACCAGGGATAAATCATAGGCTTCATCAGGTTTTGTTTCATAGAAAATAGCCGTATCCCAAGGCTTAATGCTATCTGCAAAAATCCTGACTTCCTTGTAAAAATCCTTGGCCGCAACCGAATTATTATCAATCATTGGTAAATTAGCCTTAAATCGTAATTATTTGGCCACGCGATAAAGCCAATAATTCTTCTGACATGCTTACAGTACTTTCTATGGTCCCTGCCCTGATTGCATACAGGCATGTAGCAAGCGCAGCAATCTGGCCACATGTCACTCCGTCAGCAATGCGAAATACCGGACCTGAATTATCAATGCCGTCCTTCTCAATTGACGGCTCAGGATTTGAGCGTGCGGCGCGGTCAGAGATCACCAGGCGAGAACTTTTGCCATCAGCAGCAATGCCGGATTTTAAAGTGTAGAACGCTGATATTGCCGGTTTAAGATCAAGATCCTCGAATAAACTATCGCGCGGAATGTCGGGATCGTTGGTTAAAACCACGCAACCCGCCCGGCGTTCAGTTCTGTAGTCTGCCTCTGCAGCCACAACAAGAATATTTGTCTCGGTGTCCATAGCTGAAAATAGTGTGCAAGCCCTGCCGCCATAACCAGCGAACGTTGCCTGGATTTGGATCATTTATGCCTTTTGAATAAATCGCCTACCCGCATCGTCCACACCGGCCAGGAAAACACCAGGCATATCAGGTTGTATGGCCAGAATGCAATTATCGTCATGACAACCACTCCTAAACTGCTGGCAATATCCGCCTTCTCATTCGGGTCTTTAAAGCCAAGGTGCAATACAGCAAACAAGAAAACCAATCCGGCAAGCAAGTAATAGATGGCTACATGCTTAATCAGATCAATGTCAATTTCGTAAATGATATTCATCGTTGAGTCATCCATAATTAAGTTACCGTTGTTTGTTTATTAATTGTTCTGGCATCAAAATCAACTTGATCAACGACTGGATACCCGGAAGGATCGAGCGGTTCTCCTGGGGTTCCTTTACCATCATTGGGTTCATTGTCTGCAGGTACTTTGAACAAAGGGGTGGACACCTTGAGAGTGATATCAACAGCCAGAACCGTAAGATTCTTGGCATCCGTTTTTATCGCCATGGCAGGAGCATCGGGGGATTCAATCTGAACCGGCCACAGGTCAACAAATCCAGCAAAAGTGTATTGCGCATCGAATCTGCGATTAGGTGCTGAATCAATAAACAAAATGAATTGTGATGCAAGGGATTTAGCAGTGGGCTCATCATGGGCGGCTAATACAATCTGAGCACGGATATCACCAGCCACCGCTTGAAGTTTGAAAGCACGCTCTTTGGCATCATCCGGAAACGTGAAAAACGCTTCTTCTGATAGCTGCCGGGTATAGTCGCGCCCGGAAGGCACATAATCTTCGGCCACCGCAATAATAATGATCGGCATATCTACCGGATTAGTGGGTGTGTTATCGATGTCCTCTCTCTGCCAGGCAGCCAGCATATCTTCAACGGCATCGACCATGCGCGATGGCGCCCATACGACACTTTTTGGTAATCCGCGTGCTATAAACTCATGTAGAGACTTGGTAGTAGGCACGATCCCGGCATAATATCTGCCCATATACTCGCCAAATGCCTTTTTAACTGGCTGAAACATGCTTGTATTACCTCATGAACTTGTTAATTAACCGTCCAAACGTAGGATTAACTTGCTGTTCACTGACTTCCTCTTCGACCGGCTCTTCAAACTCAGGTAATTTTTCTATCGAGTGAAAATAATCACGGTCTTTTTGCAATGCGCTGATGGGATTGATATCTACTGTTAACGGTGCCATCGTCACGGAATCTAGGATTGAGTTAGCGTCGATGCTCTTACTGGCAAGCATCGACAGGAACTGCTCGTTCTCCGCTTGTAGTCTCTCGATTACCGCGCTGGTAGCTTCGCGCTCAATTTTGATGCTATCCAGCAAGACGATCAATGAACGCGCATGCTCTTCCTGTTCGGCTGCGTACACATCGTCATAGGTAAGATCGCCGGTATTGCCGCTCAAGGCGTCATCAAACGCCACGCCCCTGAATGAATTATCAAGAAAATTAGGCTGCAGAACGTAATCGAAACCATAGAATTGCGGTCTCTTTTCATCGATGGCCGATGAGAATCCGCCCACTTTCTGAAAAAATAGTTTCTCTGCGACCTGCCCTGCTGCGGTATCAAGGAACTCCGCTTGATGCTCTACCATGCCGTCCATTGTTACTTTGAGGTGAGTGGTTATGAATGCCGGTTGCACTGGAACGTACTTACCGCCATCTAAACCTCCCTCAGACGGATGCATTCCGAACCGGATTCTAGGGAAGTGACCGTAATATCCAATCATCCCTCTGGAATTAACGGTTTCCTGGCACGCACCCCCATTAACGCTATCGAAAATCTTCTGGATATTGAAGTTACGCGACTGACCGGTATATTTGCGGCCTCGTTCTTTAAGTGAATATCTGATCATGGGCGTGGTAGTTGGCATGTTTATGACTCCATTCGTTGAATTTCTTCAATAATGCCGCCTATGTACCAGCAAACTAGCTGCGTTTTTCCGTTTAGATAGTCTTCCTGCGGAAAATGCGAGGTATTTCATGGCATAGCGCACCCTAATATCTGCGCATCATTTGCCATCGTGTGACATATGCCTACTTCAAACAATAAATTAACCAAAAAGCCCGGTTTACTCGCAAGCCTTGGGATACCCGGGAAGCGCTGGAAATCCGAATACCTGGACCCTGCTCAGGAAATCCAACCTGCAGATACTTTCCTTTATGGATCGGGCATTACGACGGTTGCATCATTGCTTGGATCGGGCAAGAAATCAGCCAGATCAAGGCAGCAAATCTATAATAAATGGAGCGAAATGGAGTCCGATGCCGTCGTATCATCGGCATTGAAACTGCTTGTCACATCAGCGCTGGGAGGGCACGAGACAAATGGCGATATCGTATTTATGGAGACAACACCTGCTGCCAGCAAGGATAAAAGGCTGATCCGGATAGTTGAAGAGACTGCTGAAGAGCTCCAGCCCATTTTCAATAGAATTGCATTTCAGACCGCGTATATAGGTGCGGTTTTTGGAGATGCCTATGGCCGCGTTTACACGGATAACCGGGGGGTGATTGATGTCAGCACCGATGAAATGGTCAGACCGCCAATGGTTCAGCCGTTCGAGCGCGGTAATCGCACGGTTGGTTATGCTGTTTTTACGGGCAGACGCAATTTTGAGCGGTTGGATGTGTCGCAAATGGCCAGGTTAAAAATGTCGCGCACACAATGGACACCCCAGTACGGAGTGGTCGAGAAATCACTCAGAATTGCAATTACTGAGGATGATCTTAACGAATTGCCCCTCATGCCCAGCATGGCCGGTGGTTCGCTCTTGTACAACGCTGAGGAAGCATACAGCAACTTCAATTCAACGCTGCTTGGCATGGTCAGTCAGCGATGGAAAGCATCACTCGATCATCGGATTGTCGGGTTGCAGATGCAGAACATGACCAAGGAGCAGCAAGACCGATTTATGGCGTCGGTAGTCTCAATGTACAAGGATATTAAAGGAATCGTTGCTGATGCTATAGAAAACGGCAGATCGATACCGGAAACAGTGACCTCAATCCTGCCGATGTATGCTGACAAGCAACTGGTTTCCATATCCAGCGCTGATAAATCAACCATGCAAAGCATCATAATCGATGATGTGATGATTCATGCTCGACTACTATCCGGTGCCATCGGTGTTGATTTGTCCATGCTTGGCTTTGCCGATCAATTGGCGGGTGGACTGGGTGAAGGTGGATTTTTTAGGACATCAGCCCAGGCTGCTGAGAACGCCCGAATGATCCGCTCATCACTGGCCGACATGTTCAACCAGATTATTGATATTCACACCATGAAACGGTACGGGATTGTATTCAATGAAAGAGATCGCCCCTGGAATATTAATTTTTTTGGCTCAATCTCAGCACTTGAAGCAGAAAAGCAGCGCACTAAATCAGACTCAATGAATTCAGGCTTGCTGTTGGCTCAATCGATTCAAATGATGAAAGACATGGGGGCTACCGAAAAAATAATGGCTGAATTCCTGACCAAAAACATGATGCTGGATGAAGACCAAGCAAAATTGTTTGCAACCATCGTTAAAGTGAAAAATGATCCGGAAGGCGAAGGAGGCGACTTTAGTGGTGGCTTTGGTAGCAATAAAGGCGGCTTTAGTAGTGGAAATTAACCAATAGTGGGCAAGCATGAGTTTATATAACAATGTAGCACAATCACTCACAAGAGGTGGTTTGACCGGTTCAGTAATTGGTAGCGCCAGTTCCATTACCAACACTATCGGCCAAAGAGCCGCCAGCATGATGGGCAATGGCGAACTAGCCAAAGCAATCGGCAGTATTGGTGCGGCCACCGGTCGAAATGTCGTCATTAACCAGATTAATAAGCACATTCCTATCACTGCACGACGCGGTTTAAACGTTGGCGCCGGTGTAGTGGACGATATCATGCGCGGCGATGTAAACGCTGCCGGTTTGCGCATACTCGATTCTGGATTACTCAACAAACTTCTACCTGGGATGAGTGCTGCGGCTTCCCAGGCAATGTACTGGAACCGCCCTTCTCCTTTATTTGGCGGCATTACTCCAACAGAAGCACTGAGAATATTTGAGACAATGCAATCGACCAGGCTATCCAAGAAAAACTTATTCTTGATCGAGGCATCCAGTAGATTGATGGGAGACTGGGTTTCTCCCTGGCTAAATATGTTTGCAACAGAGATCGAATACGCGCCGTATATCGTGGGCAGTGATAAACATAGAACGGGCGGCTCGACTATCGATTCTGTGCGCACAGGCGAACCGGTAGAAATGCGTATTTCCACTATGGATGATCAGTTTGGCACCATAAAGAAGTGGTACGAACTTCATCACAGCAGCGCCGTAGCGCAGGATGGTACCGTGGGATTGCCGTCAATGTATGCCATCAAGTTCAATATTATTCATTCATTTGTTACCCGCGAGAGCACCCTGTATGGGGCGTATGAAAGCATTGGATGGTTCAGGCCGTCCAATCTTGAAATCAGCTTATCCAGACGCGAGGATGCTATGGCAGAGGTGCAAATGACATTCTCGCAAATAGATACTTTCATAAAAGCATAGGAATCTAACAATGGCCGTTAAACATGACAATCAAGGCTTTGTGATTGGAGAATCCGTTGATCTTGATAAAACCTTCGGGCTCTGGAATGAAATTAGAGAGGATTTGCGTGCAATCCGCGCCGCTCTGACCGACAGCAGCAAGGGTGATTCAGCGGTACCATTAGTTCGGATCAAGAAACCAGAGCCAATTTCATCAGCCAGGCACCAAGTAGCTACCCCACTGGCTAGGAACGCCGCTAAATCATCGCCCTACAGCCCAATAACCAAGCCATTTAACGACGACATGGGTACGGGTAAGTTTTCGCTACCAGCTAGTCCTCTCGAACGAAAAGCCATTACTCGAAGCGAGCGGAAAGCAAAAACAGCAGCCGCAAACGGAGGTGGCGAGAGCATTAAAAGCGCCGCACCAGCAAATAGAAATACCACGACAGGACGGTTTGAAAGAAAGAATGGTGGCTTCGGAACTCGAAGCGATACTGATGATAGCGTGGATAGTTCCCTTTACTCCAATGAGGAAGGTGGCAGGGCTCTGAGTGATGCAACCAACAAAATCGTTAGCGCAATTGGCGATATCGGTGGCGGCATGGAGGATACCGACCCTACCATCAAAGCATTCAACGAGGTTTCTCAGCCGTTATCACGCGGCTATGAAATGCTATCAATAAGCAATGGGATTGATGACAAGCGCAAAGACCGCTGGTTTAGACGCATTTTTGGTGAGTTAAGGTTATTCCGCAAAGACGAAACATTATTCAATAAAGCTGCCAATAAAAGCCTGAGAAACATTGAAGAGACGACCGAATCAACCGGCACGACCGATAGCGGTGGTACCAGTTGGTTAATGAGGTATGTTCTGCCACTGGCCATAGCTGGAATCGGGTGGTTAATGACTGGATCCGGCAAGGAAATCAGAGAGAGGTTATCGAACGCTCATGATAAAACGATGGAGGCCATACGCCGTCCACTGGACCTTATTGGCAAAAAATTAACCTCATTCATTGAAGGTGTCAGCAGCAAGATCGAGTCAGCCTGGTCCACGTTTACCGGATTCGTTAAAGATAAACTGGGCATCGATATCAATAAAGCACTCAAACCTGTTGTTGATACCGTTAAGAGTGGATACCAAGCGGTAAAAGGTAAGGTTTCATCAGCGATCGATCGCGCATACAATACTGCAGAAGCCGGTGTAGGATCCGCTCTGGAAACGGTTATGCCCAAAGGATACCGACACAAAGCAACCTTTAATGGCTTAAAGGGTGGCGATAAACTGGCTAGATTTGGAACATATACTGACGCGGAAGCACAGAGAATACGCGCATTAAAGACCAGCGCGGCCAATACTTCTGCAAACTTAAAGGGTGGAATGCCACCCGAGATTCAGGCCAAGATCGCAGCTCAAGCTAAGAAACATGGGCTCGACCCGGTTATGATGCAAAAAATTGCAGCCATGGAGAGCGGAGGCAATCCCAATGCGATCAGTGAGACTGGCGCGATTGGAGTGTTTCAGTTCACTGGGAGAACCGCTACTGGCATAGGTATTAAGAATCGTTTTGATGTTGACCAAAACATAGAAGGCGGCATGAAATTAGCCCTTGAAAACATGGCTATTCTTAAGAATCAGGGTTTGCCGATCACACCCGAAAATCTTTATATGATGCACCAGATAGGACCGGCAGCAGCAAAAGAAGTGATTCACGGAGCTGAGAAAGGACTTTCAAAGCGTGATTTGTCTCAAAATACGCAATCCGGAATGAAGATGAACTATGGTAAGAATAGTTCTACCGCTGCTGAGTACATCGATGCAAACAAGACCGCCCTAGACAAACGCTATGCTTCAGTGGTCGGTGCGTCCATACCGGACACTAGCAACTCATTAGCTCCGCCGGTGAGTTTTGATCCAGCTAAAACGGTTTTTGCACCCGCGCCAAGCATCCCCTCAGTGTCATCGTCTATACCATCGATACCTGATGCTCCGTCAATTATTACGCCAATGGGAAGTATCAGCAGCAAAAAACACTCAAATAACGCGGTGATGCCCCAGGAAGTTGGGCAGGATATTAAGGATCGTAGGATTGCTCATATTGTTACGGGTGGATTGAGTTCTTAAGTTGACCATCAAAATGACGTGATAAATTAGAAGGTAATTCAGCAGGTAGTTAAGTAGTAGTGAAAAATTGCGAAAAGCGAAAGATTTTTGAAAGCTGATTTACCATAATTTCTAGCACTAGAGTTCTCCCAAGTGCTAAAACCCTGTTTAACTTATTACCTTCAAAAACAATAATGTCATTGGCAGTAAATTCCAAGTTTTTGTATTATGTTAAATCGAATAATCGTAGAACTAAGCTCAGAAGAAAAAGTGATAGATTTTCTGCGCTTCTTGATAAGCTGTTTGGCAGTTGTCAGAAAACCTGCATTAATCATTAGTACTCTTTCAAAATCAAGCTGGTCTTTGAATATCCTCATATCCGACAAGTTATAACAACTTCTAAGTTGAAGGCTTGTCGGGTTTCTTTTATCTAAATTGAAGTCAATTCAAATTTGTAATGATGTGTTTTTGCTTTTAGGCTGAGAAAATGAACGATCTAATTTATGGTGTGGATAATGAAGAGATTAGAAAGATTACAGGCGAAGATCTGAAAGTAATTAAGAAATGGAAAAAAGGAACAAGGGAAATCCCTGAATCCGCATTAAGGTTATTAAGATTATATCTTTCTGGTGATGCCAGTGCATTACTGGGTGATGAATGGAAAGGCTATCGTTTCGTGGATAATTTGTTTTATGTTCCTGAATGGAGAAACGGTTTTCCACCGCATGAGATTAGAGCTATGTTTTGGAAAGTCCAACAGCTTTGGAGCTTGCAGCGAGAGATTGAGCTATTAAAACAGGAGTTAGATCGGCGTAATGATGATATTAATACGCTGGAAGTTAGAGTCAGTTTTTACAAACGCCAGCTAGTGCTTGAAAGCCGGTTTGGTATGATTTTAGAAAGAAGCTTTTCTTAACAAGAAAAATCACCAGAATTTTCTTAAATAAAGTTACTAACAATCTGGAAAACAAAACCAGTAATCAAAATACATAAACCTACAAAAGAATATTTATCATATTTTTTAACCCTTTTTATCTGCTCTTCATCTATTTCTTCTCTAACCATATAGCTATACCCTTTGCGATTTATAGTTTCTGGTAGACCAAAACGCCATAAAATTATCACTCCAATTATATCTAGAAATAGTCCGATACTATTGAGTAGGTCTGAGCAACTTATTATCAAAATTGAAATTCTTTCTTAAATTTTAAACTTCAAATATGGAATATGTAACAAAAGGAAAATTATGTACTAGAAAATTATACATAAGAATTTTATTAATATATTTTATTTCTCAGCTGTTTTAAATGATGTAAACCAAGTCGAATAGTTTTCAGAGCTTGGAATCATTCCCTCTTCTTTTGCTTGATCAAAATTAATTCTATTTATTCCATAAGATTTAGACTTAAAACTTTTTTTAAATTTACTATATACCTTGTTCCCGTGAGTATGCAGATCTTCACAAAGAAGATAACTATAAAATATTGTGTCATCAGTAGATGATGAAATAATTTTCACAAGATCTAGGTATTCTTGATTAGTGTCGCCATTTGGTTTTGGTAATCCGAAATACTCATACATAATTTCTTGCTTATTAGTCATCAACTTAAATTTTTCAGTTATTTTATTCCGTTTTTCAATAGCATTATTTAAGTTTCCGATTGTAAGAAATAGTGATGACACAAGGCAAATTGCGCGATCCGCAGCAGAAATTTTAAGAAAAACAAAATCTTGAATACTCTCAATTTCTTTTAATGAAAGCCCCATAAGTTGGCGGGCATCTAAAAGAAAAGTATAGCTTGAGTCTTTATATTTTTGAAACTGATCGTAAAAAACAGATAGCATAGGAGTTACATTCTGTTTTTTTAGCTGCATTGCAATATTACAAAGAGAATATGAAAGTGTAATAGCCACATTTATGTTCCTAATCTCTTTTATGAATTCTTCACGCAATTTGTTTCGATCAGCTATCCTCTGAGCAGCTAGAGCACCAGCAAACGCTCCGGCTGAAGATCCTATTAAAACATTGAAGAAATTTGAGTCGGTAAATTTAAGGAAAGTTTTCCAGAATGGCCAAGATTCAATTCTAAGCCATAAATTGTGAACCATAGTGCTCAATTCTTCGGAATAAAACAAATTTATGTCCATATTCTTTGCTTCATAATTAAGGGGGTGTTTAATAATCAATCGACTATTATTTAACTTATGGATTATATTAGCGTACAGCACAGCTTTCCATTAATGCTGTATTTTGAAATCAAATTCTGTTTAGCAATAAGGAAGAGGCTGTATAAAGATAATCCGTGTTAGGGATCGGGCAGCATGACCGCTTTGCGGCCATACCCTTCGCGCCGGTCGGCGGCGCGACCCTTGTAACATAACATGAAGAACATAATGTTATTTTTTAATAGTGAAACCAACTTCCCTCTATAAATATTTGCCCTTCGAGTTTGTTCCATCAGTTCTTAATCGTGGCGAAATTCTTTTTAGAAATTTGACGTATTTTAGGCAATATGAAGGAATCATTCGAGGTGATGTCTATGAAAGTATTTTCAGACATAGTCCCCAAAATGAAACTGTTTTTAATATTCTTACAAATGGAAAAAAAATTGTATTAAAAACATCTTTCTTACATTCCACTGACTCTGAGCAAATATATGCTTATTGTCTTTCTGAACAACTAAGTAAAAATTTAATGGTGGAGTTTAAAAGCAATGCTTGTATTGAAATTTTTAATCCACACGAATTTATTCGACGAGTAAGATTTGCAGTAATGCGTCTTATATCAGTGCATAGTAATGGATTATTAGCTCAGCCTGTAATTTATTATGATGCTGTTAATGTACCTGACTTTGATTACAATGATCCGAAAAAAATTATTTTCGCGAAAGAAAATTCGTATGCATGGCAAAATGAATACAGGCTGTGTTTTGGTAAAAAAAGAGCATTTAAATTTAAACAAGAATTCACTTTAAAAATGTACGATCCCCATATTGAAGCAATGAAAGGTGTATGCAAAGATAAAATTATTAAGATCGGAAATCTGAAAGATATTGCCCGCCTAATAATTCCCTAATTCGTAAATCATATTTTATATTTTGTTATTAGAAATCCAACCATAATTAATAGCTGCATTACAAGTATCCGGAACAATATTCAATCGTTGCGCCTGATGACCATAACAGATGCAATTCGATTTGCTCGAGACGCACGCGGCAACCTGAGACCAGTCGACCGCGTCAGATAGCATTGAAAGCGATTCTTTTGTACTCGGTAATGCAATGACAGGCTGAGATACCGGAATTACGCTTCCAGGTTGCCTAACGCTGCCCTGTTCGGATTTGTTGATATTTTCTTCTTAATCTGAGGCAATCGAGGTAATCGGATCAGAGAAACAATAAGATACGCGACCAAAAGTAAACAGTATCAAAGTTGGAAAGCGCACAGACCGCATTTGTATACCTCGATATCTTTAATTTTTTAATAATCGAGGTAAATGATATGAAAAATTTAAAATTAATTGCTACTTTGTTTTTAATCAGCATATTTTTTCTTCCTGCCATAGTATCTGCTGAAGAAACTGGAGTAGGTGAATTTGTTAAAGATTCTGCTATTACTACTCAAATCAAAGCTAAATTACTTGGGACAAAGGATATCGATTCTTTGCACATTAAAGTAGATACAGATAATAATGGAATTGTAGTGCTAACTGGTGCGGTGAAATCAAAAGCGGAAGAAGATTTAGTTCACAAAATTGCGCATTCCGTCGATGGCGTAAAGAAAGTTGTAAATAAATTAATAGTTGACCCCGCACTATTCAATTAAATTTTAAAGTATGACGCATTGGATTTGTGCTTTTATTGGCACTTTCAAGTTTTCAATTTACTAACCGTTACAGCAATTGCATCTGCGTAGTATCTCCCGCCCGGCAAGAACTAGAGCCCCTTGCCGGGCAATCCAATTCAAATCAAATCAAACATCGCTAAATATTTCCTCGGTTCTTTTTAACGCGGTATCAGCCGCAGAATCTGTCAGTCCCCCTCCTCCGGCCTCGCTTGATACGATATAACTCGCATCTTCAAGAAAGGCAAAACACACAGCATCCCAAAGATCCGGAGAGCCCATTCCGTCCCATTCAGTAGCTCCTTTTGGCGGCACCCTGATACGCCCCTTGTCAGTGAAGGTTTTAGGTATGCGTGATGATTGATCCAGCATGGCATTTCGATAATCTCTGGTTAGGATCGACAACCGTCCGTCTTTCGCTGCCCTCGCTGCTTGATGCATGGCTTGGGCTCGCAAATTGAGGTATCTATCCTTATTTATATTCTTGAAACACGGATTCCCCCAATTCACGCGATGCACGACCTTATTCATATCCTCAAGGTCTTGACATACATTGATACCTAATCCACCCGAATCAATTACGTAGGTGGCATTCGATAGATCAGATCCGTTATCCGAAACATATCCTGCAAAAGTATTTGATCTAATTTTGTTGGTCAAAAGTGGAACCTTTACTACTTCCACCCGGCGTGCATCCGGGCCCATGTCGCCATAGCCAATAACACGTACCAAAACACATGATGATTTATCGCGCAAACCCTCACCTGACGCTATATCAGCCAATACAAGCCAGCCATAATTCTCTTCATCTTTTATAATTCTGCCTCGCTTGTACATCGCCTCAGATACTCTACGATTCATCATATGCTTAGATGAATCTTCCGGTGGCAATCCTAGAATGCGAACCCTTCTCTCATCATCGTCGTATTGGTTCCATAACTCAATTATTGATTTGTCGCTAACAAATGGAGAATCAAGAGAACTGAATCGTAGTGCATTCCAATCACCACCGTTTTCTCTAGATAAATCAGTTTGAGTTCTGTGAAAATATCCTGCATTACGGGTGTACTGGCTTGTGAGAAGCATCCGGTTATGTTCTTCAGTCAATGCTCCCGTTAAAGTCGTACATACGCTATCAGGCAAAGTCGATGCCTCATCGCCAATAACAAGAAGCCATTTGCCATGGCGACCGGCCATCTTATTCGCCGTTTTGTCATTGGCTGTTTTGCTCTCGATAAACCAAGTATCTTCAAATTCTCTTATTCTTGCCGATTGATCGGCCATAACCTCTATGTGTTCAGCAATCCATCCGTGTCTACCGCGCCTTATCTCTTCGTGTGACACTCCCACTTCTTTCCACGCGGTAGAAGCCAGCTGATCCATATCATTTGCAGTGATCAATGTATTCGACATGGGATAGCAAGAGAGATGCCACAACATGATTATCGCTAATCCTTTTGTCTTGCCGGTTCCGTGACCAGAAGCAACTGAAGTGCGCGATCTCGATGGGGAAACGCTCGCAAATAATTCTCTTTGCTGGCTTGACGGTATCGAACCAACGACTTCTATAGCAAATCGTTCAATATTTCCAGAATATCTCTCACAGAAAGGTTTCCATCGTGGATCCTCGGGTAATAAAATTGGCTTTGCCATTTAATTAATCCAATCCAAGATCAACAATATCACCACTATCATTATCTATAACAAAACCCAAACGCTCACGCCTACTTCTGATTACTTCTTCGCGCCTAGCAGCTTCGGCAAGGGCTTTTTCATAAATGGCATCAAGTTCTTCAGCAGGCGGGAATATGTTTAAATTTATTTCTTCTTTTACTACGATCTTGTCTTTCCATTTCTTAGGTTGCCTGTTTTTCAACCACAAAAAGGCGGCGCCGGTCTCTGGTGGATAGTGTTTCGTTAATTCAGTTAATGTAATCTCACCACGATAGTTACTGACGTGAGTTTCAGGATGTGAATAACCTATCCCTCTTTTATAGAGACTTACGGCCATATCCGCATCAGCCATTGTTTTACCCCTGGTAAGTGACTCCATAAACAATGGATATTCTTTTTTCCAAAGATTAAGAGTGCTTTCGGCTATGTTGAAAAAATCAGCCAGTTCTTTATCAGTAGCCCCTAACATACATAATTTATATACTTGATCTATATATTCTTCTTTAAATAACGATGGTTTCCCTTCCTTCTTTTTCGATAGTTTCTCCATGGTTTCGCTGATGGTTTCGCTATCATTTTGCGTAACCTTCGTAATCTTGACGGGCTCTTTCTTGTTATAAGCTTTATGTGGCTTAGCTTTTGATGGTTTCTCTACTGCAGATTCATTGATGGTTTCGCTTTCTTGCGTAACCTTGGTTTTCTTCCAAAATTCACGTGCTGCAACCTTACCTATTGCGGGCCTTGAGACTGGTAGATTCAATTCTTTAACCAACCAAGAATAACCTTCCCTGGGGTCAGACTCCCAGGCAATTCTCACCGCCTCCCATTCTTCTTGGGTTAATTTAGGTTTAGCTGCCATGAATTAGTCTGAAAATAACCGTGGCTGAGGTTTTGAATCTATCTTGAACCGATTGATTCCATTCGCCAGCTCTGCATATATTTCCAATTTCGTTCGTGATTTACTTGTTAACTCTGCAATTCTATTTACTCTTGAAAGTAACGTATTACTTCCACGCAGCTCATTGAATTCTGGATTTAACTCAATGAATCTTTTCATGGCAATATCCAAATCAACAGCCGATTCAAAGAAATACTTCATAAATTCAGTTACTGCGTTAATTCTGTCCTGTAACTTTCTGACTGAATTCATATCGGCCATCCTGCTTTGCTCCCATTGCTCGAATAACCATTTCTGAGTTTCTCTCTCACTTATAGCTTGGGCACTCATTTCCCAATCGCTGGACTCACCAAACAAAAAATCAATTGACACGTGATACAGTCTCGCTGCTCTTATAATTAGCCACAGTGGTATTGAATTTGTATCCGAACCTGCTTCAATTTTGGCAAGTTTTGATGAGTTAGTATAACCAAGACGTCTTGCCGCCTCACTTTGGTTGAATCCGGCTATTTCACGCGCTTCACGTAATCGCTTACCCATTATTTTTACCAGTCGGGTACGCTCTTCTGTTTTGGGGATGTACCTAACCACCACTCTGGCCATAAACCTAACTCTCCGCGAGATTAAACGAGGTTATACTTATCTCTGCATGGGGCGCATGCACCTTTTACTAATCTCAGCGATTCTTCGCCGCATTGGAAACACTTGCCAGCCATCCCTTTTGGGATGTCCGCAGCCTGTGCGCGAATCAGCGCTATACTTTTATCGTGTGCTTCTTAAAAAAATTCGTTTGCGTTATCAATATCATCCATTGTTAAGCACTCTCCAAATCCAGTTCTCTCACGATCACAACAACACCAGGGGTTTCGGCGTATCGCTTACGCTGTGACGCTTCAACAATCTGTGAATCGTCGTGGTAAACAACGCCATTCATGCCATCTTCAACGGCCTTGAGAATATTGGAGAAATCCGGTTTTTTAGTAGCCGCTATTAATCCTTGTGTCGCTGATTGCCGCTTCTTCTGCGACCATGACGCGGGTATCTGTAATCGGATATCCAACTCAAGATAAATTGGTCCTAACATCAAAGTTTTACCTGCCATCGCAACATTTGCGGCGTATGCCACTAGATTTTCATAATTAGCTGTTTTTTCTGGCGTATATAAAGTAATGAGCTTTCCTTTTTTAGTAGCTTTTGGTCTACCTTTAGCTACGGGTTGCCCCGGCACGACAAATTGAACTTCATTCATGCTTCATCACCACATTCCTAAAACAATCATTTGAATTATTATTTTTCCTATTCGTCATATAATTGTGCATACGTGAAATACGCTTCTAAATTATTAGCCACTAGTTTCGGTATGCACACCCTTAAAATGGCATATCATTTAAAATCTTCATACTTATTCCCCGCTTCCCCAAAGATTTCTTCCTCAAAAGCATCTAATAACTCGATTGTTATCTCTGAAAGGCTGCTGATTCCCATTATTTTCTTAGCTTTTACCTTCATTTGATTGGCCGTAAGTGCAACCGCGTGCGGCAAAAGAAGATCATGCCTGTCCTCATGCGTTGCCGATCCAGCGTGTGAACCGTGAGCCCAGGTCATGTGGTGGTTATGACACAATGGCACCAGATACCAATGAGGTGGTTTGATTCTTATGCCGGAATTTGCCGATGTTTTTACGTGATGTCCTACTACGTCTCCATTACATGCGATATGTTTTGCAAACTTTGTACCGCAGCAAGGAAGTTTTTCCACGTAACTTTTATGATCCAATTGCGAGTAAGCCTCGGCTATTTCCATGCCAGTCCATAATTTAGAATTACGGAAGTAACCGTCCGTGTGCATCGCCTGCGCTAATCGGTTTGGCTGTTTGGCTGCTGGCTCAAGAGCTATAATCTCGGATTCATTAGTTTTTATCGGAAGATCGTCCACTCGTATCGCGAAAACATGATAAATCTGCCCGGCCATCTTGCCTTTCTTGACCGTTGCTACCTCAAAAGGTAAAACGCTATCGTCATCCTGCATCATGAATTTGATCTTCGGTCCATCCCTTGAGGTGCTTTTCGACCATTCCAGCAATTGCACTTCACCGGAAAAATCTAGCACTCCGATTGAACGCATAGTTTCCTCAAGTTTTGCTATTGCCTGTTGGATTTGTTGTGTCATAACAATTCTCCTAAGCAAATAATCGTTCTTGCCTGGAATACTCAAATACTCGCTTGCATGCAGCCTCGTAGTAGTCCTTATCTAATTCGCATCCGACGAATTCAAAACCAAGATTATTTGCTGCGATAGCACTAGATCCTGAACCGAGATGGGTATCTAATATTCGTTGACCTGGTTTTGCATATTTACTTAAAATCCACTCATACAATTTGATAGGCTTCTGAGTTGGATGAATTCGGGTTTCCTTTTCTGCACCCTGCTCTCTCCAAAATCCTGACCATAGATATTTGAATATATCTACACGGTTATAGAATGATTGATAGGCAATCTCAGCCATGCTAAAAGGACTGTTCTCATTACCCTTAACCCAAACAACTCTGCCTCCGGCAGCTTTAATATTTAAATAGTTGATACCCCAAATAATCTGGTTCTTTGATATTCGAACCAATTCATTCATATATTCCTGGCCAGGAATTTCCCAGGTGTCAGAGATATCTTTGTAAGCACCGGCTTTCGATCTTTGTTTTGTGCCCTCGTAATAGCCGGGTTTCTGAGGACCATCAAAATATGGCGGATCGCACACGGCTAAATCAAAGTGATCATCAGGCAACGATCTCATGTATGTCATGCAGTCAACATTTTTTATTGTAGTATTCCCTATTATTACTTGGGTCATACCCCACACACTCCTTCACAATCATTTCCGAACATATCAATCTGCGGAGATGGTGCATCGAAATCTATTTCAGAAAGCGGTACACATGAGCGATGAAGAAATGGCTTTCCCCGAAACCCAATAACATTGCTCATGGTTTTCTGAAACTTAACCTCCCACCTCACGGCATCGTCAAATGCATTAGGTTCTTCCCTTTTTAATCTTCTCCACTCTTCATTTGAGTGATACGGGCAAAAACTGCAACTTGATCTTGGTGGTGTTGGATAACCCTTTCTCTTCATCCAAGCAACACAGTCATGACGTTTCATGCCCTTTTCTACTAAAGGCCATCTGTTTCTTACCCAGCCATCCCTAGACGGTTTCATTCTGTGCGCTTCATCCAGTGATATTCCGATTAACTGCTCAACACCGGATTTTTTTCCGCCCAAATCTCTGAGTTTTTTTCGGATAGGATCAATCTTAAAATCAACAGTGCATTGGCGCATGAGCAAATTAACTTTTCCATCCCCTTCTGTGATCCATGCAGGTGGTGCAGATTTTTGGTAATAGTTACCTTTTTTTGATTTATGTATTTTTAGAGCCGATTCGCCCAGATTGCCTTTTGATACTTTATACACTTGAAATGGCAATTGCTTTTCTAACCAATCCAGCCACTTATAAACAGATTGTGGTTCAGACTGTGTATCAGCAAAAATCGCACAATCCGGCATATCTATTTCACCGTGAGCCGCCATTAAAGCGAGAGTAGATGATTGCACGCCAGCTCCCAAAGACAGCACTGTCAATTTCTTCACGCCTCGTGATTCTTCTTGCTGATTTCCCATTGCCTTTTAATCTCCATTTTCAGCTTTTCCAATCCAACCGGACCGTGACGTTTACCGTAACTTTCAATTTCTTTAACCCGCTCTGACTTGTTTACTATTTCACATATCCTTTTTGCCGTTCTGTGCCGCTCTATACACTGCAATTTGTATTTCTCAGTATAAGTTTCACTAGGATTGTCAGTACAATTTGGGCAGTAACATGGCATCATTTAGTCCCAAAATTCACAGCCAATTCAGTGTGATCTTTAGCACCAGACCATGAAATTTCCTAAGCTTTCTTTTTGTCATCTCTGTTTGAACTAAAAGCTAGTTTTAGATCACCCGCAGATTCACCAGCTTGCTTAAATCCGATCAGGGGTTTAACGGTGCCACCATTGATTACTCGCTCACATTCTTCCTCGTTTCCGATCATCACGTAAGGTTGTAATTTCAGTCCTTTGGATGCGTTATGAGCATTGGCAATGCCGGTCAAAACAGGCGGGTAGTCCGGCAATTCGCTGCGCTCTCGAAAACCCCGGTACCGGTTCTCAAACTCTCGTGCCACGAATGGCCACTCATCTTCATTTTTCTGACCTAGAGCAATCCACCCGCCCATGTCATGCAAAACCCGGTGAATGAGTGGATCATCGAAAACCACATCAACGTAAGTTCCCTTATGACGCAATGCTTTGTCGACCTTTGCCCACGCCATGAGAGCAGAATCCTGTGTGGAACCCCGCAGCATGCGGATGATGTCCGCAGGCTTTGGTAACCACTTGCCGGATTCGGTGTTGATGACATGCCGGTTAAATGCCTGGATGATTGCCGGAGTATCGAATGGCTTCAAAGCATTCCACCAAATATCCAACACGAACATATTGATTTCTTTGTCATAAAATCCATAAATTCCTGCCAATCCTTCACGAAATTTTTCATAATCTTTTTCGGTCATTTTTGCGCTCTCATTTCCGGTGGTTCCCAGTCACTAACTGTTTCAAGATTGTTCTGCAGCAATGCTTCTGCCTTGTTCGGGATCTTGCCTTGCAGCACCTTTCCTTTCGCCTTGGCTGCTTCTGTGCGCTGCCCTTTCACGATGCCGAGTACGTAGGCAAAACCTTTGCTTTTATCCTTGGCCGTTCGTGCTGCATGCATGAATTCATCAATCGTTGCACCCGCTTCGATGAGCATCAAAAGCTCAGGATGTGAAGGATTTAAATCGATAATTCCGATTTTTTTGATGGCAAGACACACGCTTGCCGCTGGTGTTGGGTTGCTACTCTGTTGGGAGGGATAATCAGTGTGTATTATTTCTTCACTGGTTAATGGTTCTTGGTTTATGGTTCTTGGTTCTTGGTTAGGTGGCGGTTCGTTCACGCTTGAGCACGGTTCGTGCACGGTGCGTGTTCTATTTCTTCTTTTCTCTTCACGCTCCGTTGCTATTCTTTTGTTTGTTGATGCATTTTCGTGATATTTGCTAATTTCTTCTTGAATACGATTCTGGTAATAAACACCATCAACAAGATCGAAAAATTTGCTTAATACAAACTTAACTGCCGCTTCTTCTTCAGGAGTTCTAACCCAGCACCACTCCAAAGCTTCTTCAAGAGTAGGGAAACGTTCACGGTCATAGCACGAATGGATCAAAAGTGTGTACGCTCCGTGCTCAAGCATTGAAAGACGTCCTGCTTTCTTTGCGTAGTCACCTATGTTCATCTTGAAGTAATGCATTATTTAAAACCAATAAAAAACCCGCATGCTTGAGCGATCAAACACACGGGTATAAAACAAGCGGACATTATTAAAACGCCTGTCAGAAGTTTTGCGCGATTCCGACTATGCGATACGGGTCGCACATCGCGCTGCGGTATATCCAAAGAATAAACTGATGGCCTAAGGATATTGTTCATTTCATTCATTGAATGAGTTGTAAAGCTGAGTTGTTATTTGCATCAGGTGCAAAAGTAAGGGTCTCAATTTTTGACGCTCACTTGCATCAAAATGAAAATCTTGTGCGGCATCGCTGCCTTCTTTTAGTAGCGTGGAAGTGCTGGCAACCAAGGATAGGAAAGTTTTTACCTGACATTTTGGTTCGGTTTGTTCCAGCGACAGATCCACATCAATGGTTGCCTGACCGATTAAGTAAGCCAGTGAAAAAATAGTGGCTTTGGCCTGGCAATGAATAATGATTTCTAAAAGGACAGAAAAAGAAGGCGGTAATGCTTCATGATCCGGATTCAAATGATTGGCAAGTGTTGTTGGATTCATTCCCAGCACACCTGCCAACGCGGTAATTCCGCCAGGAAATTTCTTGGCATCAGCTTGCAAAGACAGAAACAATGATCTGTAAATCTGCTTTGTTAATCTAGATGAATGTCTCATAAAGCGAAACCTCTTGACGTTTCGTCTAGCTGATCATTTTTAGGATATGGATAATGAGCGGCATGAATATTCATGCCGCTTTTTCTGATTTTGGTTCATCGATTGGGTAAATGCTGGGGCTCAATCTATGCCGAGTTACCCTGCAAGAAGTAGCTTTTTCTATTGGAATTACAAAGTCAGGGTTGATAACACCATGCCTAAGCCAGTAACTAATGTTTTGCTGTTTAGTTCCTATAGCTTCGGCCAGCAAGGTCTGAGAACCCAGGATATGAATGGCCTCCAACAATGCAGATTGCTGTATTTTATTTTTCATTTTTAAAATTGTATGACTGAATCGTTTACAAGTCTATTTGTAGCAGATAACAAAGAGACTTGTCAACAACAATACAAATTTATTTGTATCATTTCCAATATGAAAGAAGAATTTTCAACCTACCGAGGAAGATTGAATTGGGCGCTTAAAAAGGCGGGAATGAGTCAGACTGATCTGGCCAAGCTTTGCGGCTTGAAACCACAGGCTGTTCAATATTTGTGCGATCAAAAAAATAATGCTCAAGGAAGTATTCATAACGCGAAATTTGCTCATCACTTAAAGGTATCAGCGCTATGGTTAGAGGCAAATATGGGAGAGCCTTTAACTGAGGACAGATTAAAGGAAGTTGAGAAAGAACTGGAAAAAACTAAAGAAGACCTTAATAAAACAATAGATACGGTAAGGTCATGGGGGGTTGAGGATATTAATTCTGTAGATGTTGAATTATCAGAGATATTTAGCAGCGCTTACAAAGTGAGAGTTGAGGATAGACCTCATGTCACCAAAATCGTTAAGACTTTTATTAGAAAACCAAGAAAGGCAGAAGGATAGATACGATTCAGAAGGAAATATTAGAAATATAAGTGATCGATGCGAATTTTATCGATGTAAATGCAAAACAGGATGAACACTTAAGAACTTCGATCCCGATTTTAATTTTGTAAAGATAAATGCGCCGTTTAGGTGAAGTGCAGTTTTGACTTAACCCAGTTATCCAGTGAACTCCATGACACATAGATAACTGGAAGATTCGGAAAACATTGGGGGGCTCCGAATCTTCTTTTATTATTTATTAAATTAATAAATTAGTTTGTTCGATAGTTAACAGTGAAGAAAAAAGCGCATCCACAAAAGTAAATGCGCTTTCATCAAGGAGAAAATTGAAATGAAAACCCGGTTATTACTGAGAGTATGGGCTCAGAAATAACCGGAAGATTCCAAGTTTATTGAGAAACATAGAATCTGGAAAAATAATGCCTAATTCATTTAAATTTTTATGTTCGGTGTCTAACGTTAAATAAAAAAAGCGCATCTACAAAAAGTAAATGCGCTTAAAGCCTCGAGAATTATGAAACCCGGTTAATCTCAATGTGCCCTAATGAGTACAACAATAACCGGGAGATTCAATGCTGATTGAGAGACACCGAATCTATTAAAATAATGACTGATTTGGTTTGATACGTATGTTCGATTTCTAACTTATAAAAAAAGCGCATTCCCAGGGAAGAACGCGCTTAAAGTGCAGAAACACGATCCGGCTATAACGGAATAAGAAATAGCCGTAGATTTAGGAACAGGAGTAACTAAATCTAATTTAAATTTATTAGAAAATTGATCCCTCTTCTGTTCATTTCCTAACAGAAATGAATTTTTTAAGATGGGTCTATACAGCAATCTCTTATATAGCTGCTGGCTGGACTGCAATTACTTGGATTTTTGGCAAGAAGAAACGCAGCATTATAAAGAAAGCGCGTTTCTTAAAATGGGGATCAAGAAACGCGCTTAAATGACAACCTCTTGAGGTAGATTGAAGGGCCATTCACAATATACTCCCTCCAATGTGAATATTTTGTGATAATAAAACACATACTTTAGATAAATAATATATTCATAAATCTGCCATTGTTGCAGATCAATACTAATAATTTGTAAAAATATCCAGGGTGTTGAGAAAACAAAAAAAGCGCACCCACCTGGAGTAAATGCGCTTAAAGTGCATGAACAACATAACCGGCTATTTACTGGCTTAAGGAAATAGCCGGAGATTTAGCAAAAGCCTACGGGAGTTACTAAATCTGTGAAGATGATCGCTCACTTTCAGTCGTTATTCTGTACGGTTTGTAACAAAACTTATATTAATAATTCCAAATGGCCCGCTCAATCGCCCTCATCGATGTCAATAACTTCTATGTAAGTTGCGAGAGAGTTTTTAATCCAAAGCTCGAAGATGTGCCGGTTGTGGTGTTATCCAATAACGATGGCTGCGCCGTCGCCAGAAGCAATGAAGTAAAAGCTCTTGGTGTAAAAATGGGCCAACCGTGGTTTCAGCTAAAAGATCTTGCCAAAAAACATGGAATCATAGCCTACTCATCCAATTACACGCTATACGCCGATATGAGCGACCGGGTAATGAGCATACTATCGGAATATAGCCCCAACCAAGAAATCTATTCGATCGATGAATGCTTTTTGGATCTTACTGGATTCCAGGAGCATACCAATTATGGGCAAAGCATCAGGCAGAGAATCAAACAATGGACTGGATTGCCGGTTTGCGTCGGAATTGGTGGTACCAAGACACTTTCTAAACTGGCCAATCATGTTGCAAAGAAAAATGCTAACTTTAACGGTGTCTGCGATCTGAATGCTTTTTCCCCTGCCCTGCATGATGAATGGTTGAGCCGTATTGAAGTAGGTGAAGTTTGGGGAATCGGCAGAAAACTTGCACCCAAACTGAATAAACACGGAATTAAAACTGTCCTGGATTTGAAAAATTCCAATTCAAAACGTCTCAGGGAGGAATTCAGCGTGGTTATGGAAAAAACTATCCGTGAATTGAATGGTGTGCCCTGCATCGAACTGGAAGAAATCTCGCCACCCAAGAAGCAGATCATCAGCTCAAGATCGTTTGGTATAACGGTAAAAGATCTCAAGAGCCTGGAACAATCAGTATCCTCTCACATTGCCAAAGCTGCAGAAAAATTACGCCAGCAACAATCATATGCCGGTTCGGTACATGTATTCATCACCACAAGCCGGTTCAATAAGCCAGAAGAGAACTATCACAACACCTATAAGATCAAGCTTCCAACGCAATCGGCCGATACTATTTTACTCACCAAAGCGGCGTTGTGGGGGTTGCACAAGATCTATCGAAGCGGATACAAATACAACAAAGCCGGAGTAATGCTCTCGGATTTTGTAACTAATGAGAATCGTCAGAACGATATGTTCGGTCTTAGATTGGAGGATGGTAAATCAAAACGTTTAATGAAAGTAATGGATCAAATTAACGCTAGAATGGGCAAGGGAACTATTAAGTTAGCTTCGGAAGGCACTGATCAGCATTGGAATATGAAGCAAGGTAGTAGGAGTCAAGGTTTTACGACAAAGTGGGATGAGTTGGTTACAATTGATGATTAGATAGCATAATAAAGTTTAGTTAGGAGATTACTTTGAAAAGATATTTGCTTGCAATCGCTTTGCTGGGTTCCTCATACAGCTACGCTGCCGGCCCTTACGATGGGATTTGGGCGATGTTCCCATATGGGTACTTAACAATCTCAGAACGAGACAATATTTTGATAGTTGTCACGCTTGTAACAGATGAAGAAGATGGTAAGTGGAGTGCTTATCAAGGAGGGAGAAATGGGAATTTCGCAAGATTACAGACAATATATGGCAATGCCCAAGTTATTGTTGATACAAGTTTTGACTCGTTAACTACAGCTAAAGCTACCATAGTTTCATGCGAACCCAATCCAGGATATATTTGCCTATTTCCACCCGGAACTGTTCTGAATGCTAGTAAGGTTTGGTAATTTTTTATATTTAAATTCTCATACGACTCCTTTAAAAATCGGTTCCAATGAGAATGTTTCATTGTCTTATACAACTTTGGCTCAAGGCCTGAATTAATGATATTTTCTCATACACACGGAACATGGATGTTTCAGCAATTATGGTCAGACTTTCCTTTCATCAGAAATTCTGAATTACGAAACCCCATCCTCGATATCAGAACCTTCAACTTATTGGATGTTGCTAGCTGGACTGGGATTATTGCGTTTTGTTTGCAAACCTAAGGTAATTTAAAAAAAAGAAGCTGACTAGGATAACTGCAGAATGCATTCAATCGCTCCCTATACACTCAGGTGCTACGATTCAAGTCTTCCTGGGAAAGATCATACAGAAAAGTATTCCAAAACCAATTCCATACGATCTTTTGATCTTTTTGAACTTTTAAAAAAATTTATCGAATCAACAAACGAAAAATTCATTACAAATGATGAGAGAAAAACGGTATTTAGATATGTTGGTTTTCAATTCGATCCTAATAAGAGACAAATATATGGATGGATTCAATCAGGTCATTATGGGCTCAAATCAGACATCATTAATGTAGACACCAGTGAGGTGGATTTCAGAAAAACTCAATCTAACGCTGACATAATTGATCATTTTATTCATATTAATTTGCCTATTAACCAAACCCAAGGAGTGGCTTTATTACATTTAGTTAGAGGATTGGGAACAAAAACTACTTTTTTTGAAAATTTTAGTGAATTCTTTAAAAAAGAAACAACACTAAGTCTTCAGATGAACCCTCTTTCATATGCAAAAGCTTTTGCGGCATGGAATGATGCAGTAGCTAAAGAAGTAAAATTAATTGGAACAAATAAAGATCCAATTTTTAATGATCTTACTGATCAAATAAAAAATATCGTCAATAACGGGACAGGTGAAATGAAAATGATACTTATACCGGCAAGATCAGAAAATTATGGAAAATATAAAGATTTCTTTGTCGCCGGATCTAAAGAAAGTAAACTTATCGAAATTCTAGAACCATTGTCTGCTCGTGTCCAAGTTACTTTTGATAATCAACATGGCAAAAAGCGAACCTTTAATTTTGGGCATAATTCCTCAAATACTATATCTGAGATTGATATACCGGATACTATAATCGATTTAAATTCTGGGGGTCCAAAACAGGAATTAATATTAAACTTGTGCAACGAAATTTCTAGTGAATTTTTCTCTTAACCATAAGAACGTAGACGAAAATGAGTAGTAAAATTAATATCTGTGAGATTATTACAGGACACTTTGACACGTTAAGAGATACAGGAGATAACTTATCTAAAACCGACATTGTTACTTTTATATTGTTACCGTTTGTGATTGGGATTATTTCGATATTCAATTCATTCAATCTTGACGCATCATTATCTTCATTATTAGTAAACTTTGGATCTATACTAACCGCGCTTTTGCTTTCAGTTCTAATGCTTGTTTATGAACAAGAATCAAAGCTTGATTCCGCAGATAAAGATAAAATTACCGTACTAAAAAGAAAATTACTAAAAGAGCTCTATTACAATATTAGCTTCTCAATTATTTGCTCACTTTCGCTTGTTTTTATGTGCTTCCTGCATTCTGTCGCTTTGGGAACAATATGGAAATTTAATATCAAAGAGCATCTTTTAGAAATACCCATAGATACATGGTTTTTGACTCCACTAATAGTAATAGTAGCGGTTAATTTGGTTCTAAACATGCTGATGATTGTTAAGCGCATGCATACTTTGCTAACAGCGATTCCAAGATAAAAAAAATGTCATGTAACAAAAGAACTTTGAGTATTTAATAAGCACATATTATTCAATTATATCCACGCCCAGTTAGTTTTCTTATCTGCCCTGCTTCTAAAACCATTTTAACGATGTTTTTAAGAGGGTATCTCCACAATCAACTTAGAAAACCTACCCGACCAGCGGGTTTTTTATTGCCTGATGTTCAGCCCTACCCCAATTTCCCGACTAATCAAGATAATTTAGTACAAATGTGGGTTTGCGAACAGATACTATAAAAGTACTGCAATAAAGTGACTTATTTTAATAGGATAAGTTATGAACTATTCATCATTGCAAATCCCCTCTAGACCATCACCAGATTACATTCCACCAACTGATCCTCAGCCTGAGACTATACCGCCAGAACAAGAACCCCCCTTTGAATCACCCCCTGAAATAGAACCTCCTGAGAGAATCCCTCCAATCCGCGATCCAGAAATTCCCGTCCCTGAGGGGAATATTAATTTAGAAAACAAACCCGCCTCGGCGGGTTTTTTATTGTGCGCCATCGAACAGTAAATAATCACACAAAATTAGATAATAATTATTCCATCCTTAAAAAGGAGTAAATATTATGCAATTATCTAAATTAGGCGGCAGTGTTCCACCTCAACCTATTCCTCCTGAAGTTTTGCCAACAGTCAAAGACGCGCCAGAAAATCCTAAAGAAGATGATCCAGAATTAGAAATTCCAGATCAACCATTCCAACCGGATAAAGTTCCACCCTTAGAGGAGCAGGAACGAGATATTCCTCAAGAATGATTATAAATACACAAAATAATTCTTAATTTCAGAGGAAAAAAATCATGAAGAATATTCAAATCATCGATAAATCATTTGGTCAAAAAGTTGGAGAATGTGCAATATTGGTTGATCTAGAGAATGGACAAACAGATCAAAGTTTTATGGATTCTGCTTGGAAAAGAGCCGTTGCGGAAGGATGGGTTGATGAAAATTATCGAGAGAATTATGATATGGAAATAGTTGGCGATATGCCGCTAGATCATAAATCCGAGACTTTGTAATACACTTTCAAGTCAATCACTAACTAATTATTAGGGTTATCTTTTCTCTGTTGAAGCACTTTCAATGCAATATGATAATCTTCATCCGAATCTGTAAGAATAACCCCATTGAATTTGATTATTTTTTTATTCTGAATATTTTTAAAGCTATATTCTAGGCATTCAAGCAGAGTTAAATTTTGTAATGCTGCAAGTATGGTCAGATATATAATCAGATAACACACTTCTTTTTTAATCTCTTTGTCCTTCCCCACCCTTTCCGATACCTTTCCTATGCTTGAAAGGATTATAACTAATACATAAAAAGGATTTTTAAATCTTTCATCCTTAACTTTCAATGGATAATCCAAGCATTCGACTAGAGAAATATTTCGCATTCTACAAATAATTATCAAGCTTATTAAGCAATCTCCAATTTCATCAGAATCACTTTTACTCTTAACAATTACATCAGAAATTTTACCAAACTTTGAGATCATCATTAGAGTCTCTGACTGAATATCCGCGGGATTAACAAAATTTGACTCCTCGGCCCATTGAATAACACGCGGTATGAGATTTTTCATTGTCTAATTTTTCCCTTAGATTTGTCCTGGTGAGCATATGATACCTTATCCATAATTTCTTCATGGGCAATATCTTCACACCACCAACCTTCGAATTCCGTCGAATTTACTGGGATTATATAAAGAGTGCGGATATACCCAACAGATAGCATAGGGCTTTGTAAGCAATCGCACAGAAGAATTTATTTATCCCTTCAAAATATACTTACTTTCCACTTATGGAGTTCATTATGTTTACAGAAAGAAACAATATGAATAATACTGAAAGTCAAAATGTTGAAGATTCACGTCCCACCAAGAAAAATATTTCTATAACAATGATCTTCGCAGTATTGCTTGCTTTTTCATTTATAGCATTAGGTATGTGGTGGTTTACAATGTAAAGCTCGCAATTAGCAAGTCATAATAACCGTCCCACAGGACGGTTTTTTATTCCTCTATTTTTTTCTCGCCTATTAATGCAATCTTCAAACTTGTATCGATGGGAGTTTAAGCATTATGAAAAATGTTCAAATAATCGATAAATTATCCGGTCAAATAATTGCAGAATATCCGATATTTGTAGATCTCATTGATGACCCCGTAGATCAAGATTTTATGAATGATGCGTGGGATATTGCCGTGGAAGAGGGTTTGGTTGATGATGATGACCGCAAATGCTATAAATTGGAAATATTGAGCGATATACCGCTAGATCATAGCTCAGATTCCTTGTAATTCAGCTCTCCAATATTTTTTCGTTTGGATTAACTCCTTACTGACATGGGACCCAATTGCTGTATGACCTATGGCCTTGGCAAGCTTTATTTGATGGGATGCTTTTTGGTCATCAGTCTTTGTATAGCTCCAATTGCTTATGCGGATAAAACTGGTTTAACTAGTGGTAGACCTGAGCCCATGGTATTTGATCTCATTGATCCCCTCGGTGCCAAAAAAGGTGAATTCGAGATCAATACATTGATGGATTATTCCCCTCGAACGGGTCAATTTCAGTGGTCACCGGAAATTGAGTACTCATTTGCAAAAGGTCATGCGATTGAACTTGAGCTTCCAGTAGAAAACTCTACGTTGACTGCGTATAAAGTGTCATTGCAAGGCACACTTGGAGAACTATTACAGAAGAGAATGATTCACGGTTGGCAGATCATCGGTCGAAGAGAAAATAATGAAAAAGAGTTTGCTGGGGAAGCGCTCTACATTAATGATTACAAGTTCTCAGAAAAGTGGAGCACTATGAATATGATCGGTGCAAGGCACACGCGTTTTAATGAAGAGGGAGATTTTTTTTGTTTAGCGAATAACAGCGTGTTTTACCAGTATCATTTTCGCTTCGCCATTGGAATCGAGTTAAACAGCGAGATCAGAAACCATTATCACTATCGACTAACACCGCAAATTCAATATGCTTTCACTAAAAAAGCTTTCATTCAGTTTGGCGGGGGGCCATCACAATTAAATGATGAGAAAAGGACGGAATGGTTGATCACGACCCGCTTGGTATTCGATTTTTAACTAATTTTGACAGATTTTCAGCTGCATTCCGAGAATTGATTGACTAAGTGAGCGTTATTACATTATTCATAGTTGTTATTTACAACCAACCCGCTATGGCGGGTTTTTTATTTTCTAAGATTAGTTAGAAATCGTACATATTATTCCTTTTTTATTTTTTAGACTATTTTCAACTGGTCATTTGCCAGTCAATTTCTTATAGAGGAACTACTCATGAATACTAAAACTTCCAGAAATAAAGATAATGATCAATCTGACAATACTTCTAATCGCGGCTTTGCTTCTATGGATCCGAAGAAACAACGTGACATAGCCAGTGAAGGTGGGCGTGCAGCTCATCAAAAAGGAACGGCTCATGAGTTTGATTCAGATGAAGCTGCCGAGGCAGGTCGGAAAGGTGGTCAAGCGCAAGGAAAAAATCAATCCTCTTCAACTTTGCATCGAGGGCAAAGCAATAGAAATAATGAAAACGATGAGGATAGTGGCAACGCATCTTCTGCCCGTGGCGGTTCATCGCAACAACATGCTGAAGCCGGAAGACAGAGCCACAAAAATAAATAAACTTCCTTAGAAATATCTATCTCATGCACTAGAGGAAAATCGTATGGATGAAATTAACAAAAACACAAAAGATTATCGGGATCCTTCTTCAAACAAAATGAAGAACCCGAGAGTATGGGTGTATGTATTGCTGGGTGTATTGTTATTTGCCGGAATAGGTACATGGATGGCATTAAGTGCTAACAACGCAAACAATGCATCAAGTAATTCAATTTCTTCTGGTTCGAATAATGATTCATTACAACAACCCGGAACTAATGCATATCGAGGTTTAAAGCCAGATGATTCTGCCTCGTCAAATTCAGGATCAGTTCAAAAATGAGTAATATTTTATCAAATCTATGGGAGACTATTATGAATAACGAAATTAAAGAAAAAAGTAATTATGAAGTTAATACAATCACACAAGATTCTCAAGAAGATGTCGAAGCAGACTTTACATTAGATAATGAAAAGGAAAAAATATCACAAAATACAGATGACGATGGAAATGTAGTGTGAGCAAAATTCGTCCAGTATTTAAAGTGAATTTTCAACCCGCCTCGGCGGGTTTTCTTTTGTGTGCAATCGAACAGATCAAAATAAACTCAATTTAGATAATGTATTTTTCATTCTTAAATGGGATAAGAATCATGAAAAACATTCAAATTATTGAGAAGTCATCGGGTCATAAAATTGCTGAATATCCTTTCCTATTTGAATTTTATGAGGATCAAAGCGAGCAGGATTTTATTGATGATGCTTGGGAATTAGCTATGGAGGAAGGTCTAGTAGATGAAAGTTGCCGCGAAAATTATGATTTAGAAATTATTGGTGATATAACGCCAGATCAACAATCAGAATTTTTGTAATTTAATCATATTTGATAAATTATGTGTGGTCGTTTCGCTTTGGACTATCCAGGTGCAGTACTGTCAGATTGGTATCAAACTGTAAAAATTCCCGATCTTTACAAACGATATAACATTGCGCCTGGAACAGATATTCTAATCATCCGAGAGACTTCCAAGGTCAGAGAAGGATCAATGGTACGTTGGGGATTTGTACCCAGGTGGGCGAAGGATTCTAATAATCTTCCTATGCTAAATAATGTACGCGCCGAAAAGATTGCATCTAAACCAATATTCAAATCAGCTTTCATGCAGCAAAGATGCATTATCCCTGCATCTGGATTTTTTGAATGGAAAGCGCGACATAATGATAATCACAAGCAACCATTTTATATATCAACTGGAGATGGTTGTCCTGTTTCTTTTGCCGGAATTTGGGAGACAACCAGAATTAATGGAATTACTATTGAAAGCTGCGCAATAATTACCACAGAATGCAATGATTTAATGGGTCCTATCCATGATCGCATGCCAGTTATTCTTCCACCAGAGACGTTTACCGCATGGCTTAACCCTTCACCACTTCCACGAGAGATTCTGAAATATTTTTTAAAACCATTTGTTTCAAAAAACATGACCGCTTGGCCGGTCTCAACATCAATAAACAAATCTACGAACCAGGGAGAACAATTAATCCAGCCTATTAGTTGAATCTTATCAAAACGAGTAATTAATCAAGAAATAATACCCCCTCCCCGCTTATCAATTATTGCTAATACCACAAGCAAATACCTCTTCGTAAGAAAAATTCATGTTAAATACCTAACGGAATGAGCAAATTTAAAGAAGTATCATTAATAATCAACTTTCAAAAGGAGTTCTCATGTTTAAAAAAGTTATTGTTAAAGATAGAACATCGCGAGAATTAGTTAATGAATACTTAATTGAATTAAAACAGAATCTTTCAAGAGAAGAGATATTTAACCATGCCTGGCAAAAGATTGTTAACGATGGTTTAGTAGATGAATCTAATCGTGATAATTATTTTATGAAAATCCAAGACGAGAATCTAATAATCTAATTAATTGATCTTTACAAATCTAACCGTCGTGGTGGCGGATTTGTTGGCCGTAATCCTTATTCCCTTCTTTCCGTTTTTCTTCGCAATTAATCTAATTCCCACAAATTTTAGTGAATAATTTTATTATCTATAAATTGTTTGCTATCGAACAGTGAATTATTTGCCGTTAAAGGAAAATGATTAATTAATAGGAGAAATAAGTGTTGAGAAGAGTTCGTATTGTTAAAAAAGCTACTGGCCAACAAGTAGCTGAATTTCCATTGCTACTAGATGACAAAGCATCAGAGCAATCATTTTTTGATAAAGCATGGTTTCGTGCAATTGATGAAGGATCTGTAATTGAGGCGAATAAAATTAATTATGAAATAGCGTTTACTGACTGAACTTTAATATCTCACGCTTTTTTTTGGAATTGTAATTAAATTTGCCTTATACCTCAAAATAATGCGGAGAACTAATCTTTGAATTCATTATTGATACAACATACTTACAAATAATTATAATTTTAAGAAGATTAATGATGAAAAACTTAAATTTTTAGAATATATTACTCAGAAATAATGATCTTTTTTTCTGTAAATTTATGGATTATTTCTAATGAATGATTTTTGTATTATAAACCAATTAGTTAAAGATAGTTTTGCAAATAATCATGCAATAGTAGTTATTCTCCAATCTAAGGAAAGAATACATCTTATTGAAGAATCGAAACAACTAGGCATTGATATTGAAGAATTAAAAAGTTCCGGACGGATTAAATTTTTTGATGCAGGGTTATTCCTTTCTAATTTTGTTATCAGTGAAGCGCAGCTTGATACCGAAAATTTAAAAAATTCAATAAGTCATGCTATTAATAATTCAAAATTACACTTTAGCCAGGTTTTGTTAATAGATGGAATGATTGATATGCTTTTAAGAAAAGGAAACCAAGAATCTGCAGTTTTCCTTGAAAACCAAATACAAGCAATGGCTTCGCAACAAGGGTTTGATTTATATATTTATGACTCTGTGGTTAAACCTGTCACTGCTAATGAATATTCGGAGTCATCTTCGGAAGAAAAATCCATTATGACATCCATTGAAAATTCAGTAAGAAATGGGCTGGAAACAGCTGGAAATACTTTAGAAAATCTTGCAAAACCTTCACCTAGTAAACTTAAATCTTTTACGTTCCCAATTTAAAAGAGTAAGTCACTTGTACGTAAATCTATTAGACATCAATAATCACAATTGATGTCTTTCTCACTTTAGAACCTTCACATTCCCTCAGATTTTTTGAATTTATACTCCCAGTTTTGTCACCATCAATTTTTTTTTGGAACAGATGTAATAATGCCTGCGGACAATTTTCTTGATCTCTTTTTTGTGGACTTTATTATAGCCAAAGCAGCAGGATAATCCTCATGTGTCTCTTCTAGAATATTTCCATTAAATCTTATTATTTTTTTATTCTGAATCTTTTTAAAACTAACTTCCAGACATTCAAGCAACGAAGAATTATTTAAAGTTGCAAAAATTGTGAGATATGCAAGTAAATTCCGAATTTCTGAGTTAATTTCATCCTTATTCGCTATGTCGCCAGATAATTTTCCAATAATATTATATATTTTCAGTAGGATATATTGCGGATCATTTAAATTCTCTTCCTTTATTTTTATTGAGTGATCAAGACAATCGTCAAAAGATACTTTACTCATTATACAAATAATGATGATGTTTATAAGACAATTTCCAATTTCCTCTCTACATTCCTTCCCCTTGGTTATGACAGTTGTTAATTGACCAAATTTTGAAACAAGCATTAATGTTTCAATATGAATATCCGCTACATTTACAAGATTAGATTTCTCTAACCAATCAATAACTTGATGACTGATATTTTTCATTTTGAGAAATTTTTATTTTAATAATAATTACAGCCTGGTAAGTAATTTCATTGCGGTTTACCTACATATATTACCTCTTTGCTTTAATATTTTTGAAAATTGAAATTTCAAGCCTTCTTCTCGTAATTTTACTCATCCATTATTTGATCACTGAATTCCAAGGAATTCAACTTATCAATTTTCTTAGTTAGTTCGCACTGAATTTGTCATCGTTATAAAGATTTATCATCTGGCGCTCAATATTTACAAATTAATTTGTATAAACCTCTTGCACAATTACAAATATACTTGTATAGTAATTACAAATCTATTTGTTATTTAGATTTGCATACATCAACCACCATAAATCTTAAGCGTAGGTCGGTTGATGAAAGAATCATCAAAACTCACTAGACCCGAGCAAGTTGATGAATAAATTACATAAAACTTTGGAGATTTATTAATGAAATTTGCAACTTTAATGGCAGTTATTTTTGTTTCTATCTTCCTTGTTAATGCTGCAAATGCCTCAAGCGACATTACTTACACCGCAGCTTGCACAGTGTTGACTAAACAGAGCAATAACAGTACTCAGCATTACTCAAATATTGTGGTTGAGGGCTTTCCAGACGAAGCAGCTTGCGAACTGTATGAAAGTCGATTGAATGCCTCTGTGTTTCCACATAGTGGAAGAACTGGACTCACACCAACCACAATCGCCGCTGACTGCGCGTGTATTGAGGTTATAGACCGCGTGAAAATTCAGTTCTGACAATTCACCAAAGATTACCGGGCGGCAATTGCCCGGTTTTAAGGAGAAGTGAAATGTTTAAAAACACTGACATGAAAAATTACAAAGCAGGCGGAGAACCTGAGGGCGTGATTCTTATGAGAATGTTCACCTACTTCATGATTGCTGTGCTTCTTGCTGTGCTGGCATGGATGGATGAAAGAGATCATCAATACCAAATAGAGCAATTGCGCGAGGCTGCGCAGTGCGAATCAGCATCCAAGCAGGTGAAACCATGAATGTGACAAATAACATACGTGGATGCAAAGTCTCTCAGTTTGCTAATTTCTGCTACTGGCTATCGCGTGGATATTCAATCAAAAAAGCATGGAAATTGAGGAGACTGAAATGATTAAGAAATTGAGGAATTTACTGATTGATTTATTCGTCTCCCCGACTGACTCGTATCGTCAACGATACAAAGATTATCTGATGTCAGTAAGCGCTGATGACTCAGATCGCGGGAAGGATTGGTTATAAGTTAACTCCCAATATTGAGTAGAGCGTCTGCATTAGATGCAGAGGTATTTTATTAGTACGAAATATAAATACAGGTGATCAAGTGATTAATGCCAAGAGAAAACCAACTATTCAAGAAACCAAGAGGTGTGGTTTGAACATAGTGAATGTAAACAACATTCAGCAAGAGGTAATAAATATTCTGCGTGATTGGGTATTCAACCGAGATGGGGAAGCCTTCTGTATGAACGATCTATTCAACGCTCCGGAGTTTGAAGGAAAGCTGGATAAGAACATCAGAACCATGCTCCTAATTGATCGTGCTCTTATAACCCTTCACTGCACATTCAAACGAGATGAAGAAAACGCGGTGACATTTTCCGAGCTTCTGTACACGCCGCCAAAAATCAAGCGGATACATCGTGATGAACTTTATTCGTGAGAACAATATGGAAACACAACCATCATTAAAAATTAGAGCTAGTTCCTGGGCCGGTCTATTTGACTGCGCATATCGATGGGAAGGGATACATATTCTCAAAATGAAAAACACCGTTGGACTGCGCGCGGCGCTAGGAACCGCAATTCATGCCGGTTCAGCAATATATGATCAAGCCAGAATAACCGGCGACACAGTTACTGCAAATGATGCAGCTGGAGTATTGGTGGACAAACTGCGCGATCCGGAAAATGAATTCGATCCAACCAAAGATGATTTAACAATGCAGGAAGCAGAAATAGCCGGAATATCACTGCTTACCAAATACTGCAATGAGGTGTCTCCCAAGTACAACTTTATAGCAGTTGAAATGGAAACCAAGCCACTTGATATCGATTGCGGAAACGGGACGGTAATAAGACTTACCGGAACTATGGACCGGGCTAGGATCAGAAAATCCACAATGGGTGTTGGCATCGCCGATCTAAAGAGCGGTGCGTCATCTGTACAAAAAGGCGTTGCTGTAACTAAAGGTCACGGTGCCCAAATAGGCACTTATGAATTGCTCTACGAGCACACCACCGGCGAAGCAATCACTGCTGACGCTGAGATTATCGGATTAAAAACCAAAGGCAAAGCTGAAATCGCAAGCGGAACAATCAGCAATGCCAAACGCATCATGATCGGCGATCAGGATAACCCCGGATTAATTGAATTCGCAGCTGACATGTTTAGGAGCGGACGTTTCTACCCTAACCCCAAGTCAATGCTTTGCGGTGAGAAATATTGTCCGCGATTCAAGTCATGCACATTCAAAGGAGGAGATTAAATTCAAATGACTGAAACCACCACAAAACTGAATGAATTAAAGAATATTCCGCCTTCGGAAACAAGAATGCCGGAAATAAGCCCCGGATTCGGATCGTTGCAATCGTTCGAGTTAATGCAAAGAGCGGCAAAACTTCTAATCACAAGCACTCTGGTTCCAGCAGCTTACCGTGCGAATGATGATAAGAAAGGTCCTAATCCAAATGCGCTAGCCAATTGTGTTGTGGCTCTAAATATGTCGCATCGAATGAATGCAGATCCGCTTATGGTAATGCAAAACCTTTATGTCGTGGAAGGGAGGCCAAGCTGGTCATCGCAATGGATTATTGCCGCGATAAATGGATGTGGTCGATTTTCTCCACTAAGGTTTGAGATCAAGGAACTAGGAGAAAAGTCTGTTGAATACATTTCTACCTTTTGGGAGAACCGGGAGAAGAAAACTAAAACATTTACCGAGAAAATTAAGGACAAGGTTTGCGTAGCTTGGGCAATCGAGAAAGGCACGGGTGAACGCATTGAATCCCCGCCCGTATCAATTGAAATGGCTGTTAGAGAAGGTTGGTATAGCAAAAATGGTAGCAAATGGAAAACTATGGACGAAGTTATGTTGCGGTACCGCACGGCCAGTTTCTTCGGCAAATTATATGCCCCTGAATTGCTAATGGGATTGCAAACAGTTGAAGAAATAAATGATGCGCGGGTTATTGATGCAACTCCGGATGGATACGGAGGATATTCGGTAGATATAAATTCTCTGAAAAGTGATGAACAGGAATCAGCATCAAGCGCTGAAACTGAAGGTGTTGATAAGGAAACGGGAGAAATAATCAATACCGAATCTAATTCAGACAAGAAAATAGAAAAAGAAAAGACCGACATCAAACCCGAAGTAATCCAGGCCAAAAACGATGAGCCAAGCCCGGAAGAGCAAGAAAAAATCAAAAAGCAATTGATTGATGAGGCCAATAAAGAACAGGCACCACGGGCGGCAAGGTCACGTCAGAACTTTGATCTTGAGTAATTTGGATTTTAAAAATCATGAGCCAAGTCCAAGAAATTTACAAAGATGATGAGTTTGAAGGATTGCTCGAAGACGCACGGATGAATGCGGCCAATGACTGGGAAGAAAACTTTGTGTCTGATTTATCCAGTAAATACGCTGAATTTGGTCGACGCATGTTTCTTTCCGATGCACAACGAGAGCATCTTGAACGAATAGCTAGTGATGAGTAAACCACCTCAAATCAACTCTTAAAAATTAACATGGAGAATTAGCATGAGCAAAAAACCAAATGATTTCAGACAAATGACAGCCGATACAGTGGGCAAGGATTTGCTAGGTGCGCTCGTTCAAGAAATTAGATTGCTCCCGGATGTATGGCCAAAATTACCAAAGAAAAAGCAGGATGATGTCATTGATCGTTTGCGTAAGCGCGTGGAAGAAAATGTGAGCATGGCTGTTTTTACCCTGGCCGCGCAGGACAGGACGGTAGTGGCCGGATCGTTGGATCAAATAACAATCAAAGACGGCGTTAAGGCTGTTATTAAATTCAGCATCAAATCTCCAAACCTTGATGGGTTATATGAAGCTGCAAGCGATGGGAGTGACGTGCTGGTTGTTGTGGCCGGAGTAAAAGAACATACCGGCGGCATGAATGAAATTCAGGGAGAGGATGATCAAAGAGGCATGGATCTCGGACACGAATATAACAAGAACGATGGCGGCGGCATGGATGAGCCCATTGAAGGTGAAGTTCTTGGCTTACCGGAAAAGGTAATAACCGAAGAGGACAAGGTTGAGGCGTGGAATCTTGGATACGAAGCAGCAAGTTATGGAGAACCTCAATCTAATTGCCCAATCATGGATGCTGAACTTGTTAAGGAATGGGTTCGTGGTTTCATAGCGTGGAATGAAGAAAACAACCCGAACGACAACGAAACCCAATCAAATGACGATAAGGATGCGGCTTAATCATGAGCAAAGCAATCGTTTTTGATACCGAAACAACTGGAATCGAGGATCCAGAAATAATTGAAGCTGCTTGGGTTATTCCACATCATGGGTATCTTGAAGAAGAAAATGAGCACCTGTTTGAGTTCTGCGCAAGATTCAAGCCTTCAAAACCAATATCACTATCAGCAATGGCAATTCATCACATTATGGATGAAGACTTGGTTAATTGTGCACCATCAGAAGAGTTCACATTACCTGCAGATACTGATTATTTAATTGGCCACAACATTGATTTTGACTGGCAAGCTGCCGGAAAGCCGGAAATTACAAGAATTTGCACGTTGGCATTGTCGTGCCATCTTTGGCCTGGATTAGATACTCACACCTTATCAGCAATGGTTTATTTTCTCGATCGAAGTAAAGCTAGAGATCGTCTTCGAGGAAAAGCACACTCGGCATTGAATGATGTATTCAATTGCATTCTAATTCTTAACAACATAATCAAAAAACTTGGCGGTATAAGTTCGTGGGAAGAGTTATGGCTGCATTCAGAAGTTGCGCGGATTCCAACCCGCATGCCATTCGGAAAACATAAAGGCTTGGAAATCAATGATGTTCCTGCGAATTACAAAAGATGGTTAATGCGCCAACCCGATACCGACCAATACCTTCTAAAGGCACTGCAATCATGAAAATAAATAAAATATCTTCTGTCGGCACGGTGGCTGTGCGGGAAATTGAAATCAATATCAAATCCCCTATTGCATTAATTTGCGGCTCTAACCGGGCCGGAAAATCAAGTTTACGGGATGGAATTTACCATGCTTTCACCGGCGAAAATCCTCACGATATTCTGAAAAAGAATTACGGACTACTTGTTAATCGGGATACCGGCAACAATATCGGGTATACCTACGTTGAATATAACAACGGGCAACGGGCATGCATTACCCTGCCCAATGGTACGCATGAGTTAACTGAGCAACTACATTCCGCTCTGCCCTATGTTTTGAATCCATCACTATTCGGAAGTTTATCCGCTGAGGATCGCCGTAGATTTCTGTTTGATCTTGGGAATCTGAGAAGCGATGGCGCGGAAGTTAAAGCCAAATTACTCAAACGAGGTTGCGATGCTGGGAAAGTTGACGGAGTTATGCCTTTTCTGAAATCGAGTTTTGATAATGCAAATAAGCATGCATTGGACAAAATAAAAGAAGCGCGCGCCAATTGGAAAGCCACTACGGGAGAAGTCTATGGCGATAAAAAAGCGGTGGATTGGAAAGCCGCCAAGCCAGAAGTTGATCAAGAAGCTGCAGTTGTTGCAAAAAATACAATAACTGAAATCGATCAGGAAATCGAAGAAACCAGTCAAAAACTGGGCGCATATGTTGCAACATTCAATGGCGCCAAAGCCCGTAACTCTGAGCTTGTCAGACTACGCGAATCCGTAGGCATGATTGACCGCATTGAGGCCAAACTTAAAAAAGATCGTCAAGAAGTTATCGTTTGGGAAGTTAAGGTCAATGATGCCAGGTTATTTGCCCAGGGTGTGAAGCCTGGAAATATCGATGTCTCATGCCCGTGTTGCAATGCTGAGTTGACTTTCAATGGCAAGGAATTGATCAAGCGTGAAACTGAATCTCCAATCGACAAAGAAGCCGCTGCGAAGTTGCCGGAATACGAAAAAACTCTGGCTATGCTCAGAAGTGCGGTGGCCAATGGTGAGCGTGACTTGGCAGCAGCGCAAATCGCAAAAGAAAAACTTGCTCAAATGGAAGAAAGCAAAGGCGATGAAGTAACTGAGGAAATGATTGCTCAAATTAAATCCTGTATTGAGGAACTTAAAGCCGGACGCAAGCAAGATCAGGAATCACTCGATCTGCTTAATAAAAACATTCAATTCGCTGCTGATGCTGATGAGAAAACTAAAAAGGCTGCGGGATATCACGCAGACGCCCAGGCTTGGGACAAGATCGCAAATGCACTGGCGCCGGAAGGAATCCCAAGCGAAATGCTTTCTGCTGCATTGACACCGATCAATGAACGGATAGCTTTTAGTTGTGGTGTTTTAGGGTTTCTCGAAAAAGTAAGCATACAGGACGATATGACGATTCTTGAAGATGATGGAAAACTCTACTCATTCAGCTCAAAAGCTACCAAATTATTGATTGATTCAATAATTGCGGAAGCTATCAGCCATGTAACCGGAATCAAGTTTTTTATGGTTGATGAGTTTGATCTTCTGGATATGCCAAGCCGGAGCGCTTATCTCAATTGGTTAATGGATTTGGTTGAAAACAACGAAATTGACACAGTTCTGCTATTCGGCACATTGAAATCAGCGCCCACAAAATTACCCCCGGTCATCACCCCCTACTGGATTGAGAGTGGCGTAATCCAGGACTGTAAAGCGGAAGCTGCTTAAATAATATGAACTTCATCCAAAATTTACTATGTGTTTTTGTGTTCGGGATCGGATCAATTCTGTTTGTTGAATGGATCCAATACATCTGCCTTTTATGAGCGCTATCGTACAGATTTATCACAAATAATGTTTAAAAATTCACAAAGACTTCTCAGCCAGACGTGTACCCTCCTAACTCTCTCGTTCGCACGTTTGGCACCCTTTTTTGGGCGGGTCTGCTACTCATCAACAATGGGCCGGAAACCTTTGTCTTTGCCAGCGGATCTGCCCTTCCTCACCGAGGAGAGCTCAAATGATTAAAGAGCGGCCAATCTTATTTTCTGCGCCAATGGTTCGTGCCATTTTGGATAATAGGAAAACTCAGACCAGAAGAATCATGAAGCATCAACCTCCAGATGAGGATTATCAAATTAGTTGGCTGATAAACACAACAGATCCCGATAAAAAACATTTACAGGGTAAAGCGCACTGGATAAACATGAAAGGAAAACAGAACAAGGAATCGGATATCTTTTTTGATTGCTCATATGGAAAAATCGGAGAGCGGCTTTGGGTGAGAGAAACATTCGCAAAAATGAATGATGAGAGTGGGTTTGGTTCTGGCTATATGGAATACAAAGCATCCTGCAAGCATCCTGAATCGATTATATGGAAGCCATCAATCTACATGCCGCGCTGGGCATCGAGAATCCTCCTTGAGATTACGAATGTGTGGGTTGAGCGGTTGAATTCAATCAGCGAAAAGGACTGCTACGCCGAGGGAATAGAAGAGCTCGATGGACATTTTGATGAGTCAGAATACTGTTCGATAACAAAAAAAATTGGTGCATGTATCGGAGATTCAAAGCCGATATTCGTACAACTATGGGAATCAATCAACGGCCAAGGCTCATGGGATCTCAATCCATGGGTCTGGGTTGTGGAGTTTAAAAGGATAGGTATGTGATGGGTATTGAATTTAAAGAAACTGATCATGGATTTTACGATGTAATTTCAAATGATATTTCCACAGGCGTTGAGTTAGTTAAAACGCACAACACAGTAATATTTGATCCGGTTGGTTGCGCGGGCTCATTCGATATAGAAGAACTTGAGCAAATTCTATCAAAAATGAAAGAATTGCTTAATGATGTAACTAAGTAAAAATATGCCCGACAAGGGTTTGTACGGCTTGGCGGCCACGGAGAGATAAAAAGCACGTTACTTAACGGACAAGAGTCGAAAAACTTTAGTGAGTAAAAAGGAGCTTACATGGATATTTATCAAAAATACTTGGAATACATATCAAATCAGAATGAAAGAATAACCGTCGAAGATTTTTTAAAAAAATGGAAACCTACGGGTGAAAAGATTCTAAATGAACTTGTATCGAACAAGCTTATAACGGTAGATGAAAACAATACAATCCATTTAACCGATATAGGGAAGGTTGCTAAAACAATTTAATATTGGATCAGAAAACAAATCTGCCCCATCAAAAGCTAGCGCAGGTAGTGGAGTTAACGATAGCTTTGATGGTATGGATGATGACATTCCTTTTTAATTATGAAAACTCAAATTAAAGAACGGCCAATACTATTTTCATTGAATAACCGGACAAAGCATGCATGAGCTGGCTCTTTTCGCAGGCTCTGGTGGAGGAATACTCGGAGGCAAGTTGCTCGGATGGAGAACAGTCTGCGCAGTTGAACGTAATGCCTACGCAGCACAAGTTTTGGCACAGAGACAAAACAATGGAATCCTCGAACCTTTCCCGATATGGTCTGACGTGCAAAATTTTGACGGAAAACCGTGGAAAGGAATTGTTGATGTCATATCTGGAGGGTTTCCATGTCAGGACATCAGTGTTGCCGGTAAGGGAGTCGGAATTGACGGAGAACAATCCGGAATGTGGAAACATATGGCGCGCATCATCGATGAAGTTCGACCGAGATTCGTGTTCGTGGAGAATACACCACTCCTTGTTTCCCGAGGACTTGTCAGAATCCTTAGTGACCTTGCCTGCATGGGGTTTGATGCGAAATGGGGAATTATGGGAGCGAGCGACGCCGGGCTTTGTCACAATCGGAAACGTTTCTGGCTTGTTGCCAACACCAACGGCTACAGATTACAAAGGATCAACTCCGTATCAAGTGCAAAGGCGCATCAACCACGCTCAACACAATGGTCTGACATTGCGCGAGTGGTTAGCGAAGTACAGCAAGGCGGAGAAAACTGTATACCCGAATCCTGGATTCTTAGAGAAAGTAATGGGATGGCCTGCAGGGTGGACAGAACTACAGCGCTCGGAAATGGACAAGTTCCAATCGTGGCTGCAAGAGCATTCATTAATTTAATTCAACCGATGATTTCTGGAGGTAAATAATGGATATTGAATGTAAGGAAAATGGTATTCAGCAAGAGTTTTTTTATCATGATCAGCATGTTGGAACAATTTACAATTTAAAATCCGGAGCACATTTGTCTCTCAAGCCGTTAACTAATATAGAAGTTGTGGAACAAATTCTTGCAAAAAGGAATGAAATTAAAGGTAATAGCGGGAAGTAAGAATATGGCCGCCAAGGGTTTCTACGTCTTGACGGCCACGGGAGACATCATGCAATTGTTTTAACTAAAGCCATTTAAAACTTTAATTATTTTTCTAAAAATGAATAATTTCACTCAGCATTATTATTCGCACAGGAGGGAAAATGGATCATACGGATGCATTAAAGTTATCTATGGACGAATACATGGACGAGGTAACAGATGCAGATGACATTGATGTCAAAAGTAAGATTACTGATGCTGGATCATTAATCGATTACTTGAAAGAAAAAAAGCGATTAGGTTTCTTACTTCACGTTGCAACCCCAGTTCCCTACTTCGCATCAGATAATAAAATTCCCTCAATTACTTGGGAAAATTACACCACCGAATGGATTTATGCTGAAACCTTTGAAAAAGCGGCTGAAATCACCATTAAATGGGCTGTAGGTTTATATAAAGAATTAGTCGATAAGAATGTACTAAAGGACAGGATGGAATGAGCTTTTTCGAATGGCCGTGTGAACTATTTTTCAGTGTTTGCAGCTTTTTAGTAGGCACAAAAGCTTTACTGGCATTGGTTCTTTGCGGTATCTCGATCGGGATGATATTCCTAGTAATAAAAGAAATAATCAAGGATTTAAGAAAATAATTTTAGCCACTATAAGGAAAGTAAAGGAAGCTAGACCATGGAAGGTATAAGCAAGGAAAGGTTGGAATCTCAGCTAAAAAGGATTTCATTACAATTTGACTACGACCCGACTGACCGGATGATAAGGATGCTAAAACAACTAATAATGGAATGCACCGAACTCAACCCGTGGATTCCTATTGATGAGGATACTCCTATTGATAAAGAGCTGATTTTGTATTATCCAGCAGGTAGAGTTAACCATGTTTTTTTACCAAAAATCAAATTGATCGGATACCACAGACCTCAACTTAGCAGTATTTGCAGACAACCAAGCCACTACCAGGAACTAATTAAAGATCCAACATGATTCTGGCGAAGATAGCAGATTTTTTCGGAAAATGTTCCGACAAGAATTAAGCCTACAAAAAAGGAAACGAGAAAAATGTCAGAAAATAAAAAAAACCTGTACGACCTGGCAAAAGAAAACGGCTACACCGATGAGGAATTCGTGAATGAAATCGCACAGTGCTACGGCACTCATACTTCATTAATCATGGACAAGATGGGAAGCGGCATTACGATAGAGCACAACGTAGAATTTGAAGATCACACGATTAATATCCAATGCCGGAAAATTATTAAAGATACCCGAACTTTAAATTGAGTAGAAATATAATTTTCTTAATTATAGAAAATGAATACGAATTACGTCACTATTAATAAATTCTGTGCAGAAACAGGATATTCAGAGGATGCGGTTAGATCAAAAATCACTCGTGGTGACTGGGTTCGTGGCAAAGAGTACACTAAAGCTCCAGATGGAAGAATTCTAATTAATGTAGATGGGTATCACAAATGGGTGGAAAGTATCCAGGAGTCAGAGAATCAAGCGATTCTTCAATCGAAATCGATTTCTATTACAAAGGCCAGCGCTGCCGCGAACGTTTACCCATTAAGCCCAGCCCCGCTAACTTAAAAAAAGCTGCTCAGCACCGAGCAGCCATACTTAATGCGATTGATGCCGGAACATTCGATTATTCTTTTACATTCCCAAATTCCAAAAACGCAGAGAAGTTTAAACCAGATCCAATTGCTGGATATGGCCGAACGGTTTCGGATGCATTGAAAGTTTATATTGAATGCGCTAGAACATCGTTAGCTCAATCAACCTGGAGGGATTACCGCAATTCCATCATGAATCATTTAATTCCATCATTAGGATCAATAAATCTAAGGGAATTAACACGCGCTGATATAAAAAATTTTATTTCTTATAAGACCGCTTTAGATAAAGATGGCAATCCAGCTATTTCAAAAAAACGCATCCACAATATTTTAGCTCCTCTAAGGTCAGTACTTCAGGATGCCCAAGCCGATGGCGCTTTAATCAATAACCCATTACACGGCTGGAAGCCAAAGATTGTTGGCAAATCGCAGGATATTGAAAGCATTGACCCATTCACGCCACAAGAATCAGCTTTGATTATTCAACATTCTGAAGCAATGACAGCACAGGTCATCCAGTTTGGATTTTGGACTGGCTTGAGAACGGGAGAATTAATAGCTCTAAAGTGGATTGATGTAGATTTCAATAGCTTGGAGATTATAGTTCGCAGAACGAAAGTGCGTAAGCAAATAAAAGAAACTAAAACAAAAGCTGGCACAAGGAGGGTTAAATTAATCAAACCGGCATTGGAAGCTTTAGAACAAATGCGACTGCATTCACATCTGCATGAAAGTGGTTTTGTTTTTCTTAACCCAAGATCACGCCAGCCTTGGCTAGATGATCAGCAATTCCGCAAAATAGGTTGGCATCCATCTATTGCGCGAAGCAAGGTACGTTATAGATACCCTTATCAAATGCGTCATTCTTACGCATCGGTTTTACTCACAATCGGCGAAGATTATAGATGGATTTCCAAACAACTTGGCCATTCAAATCCAAATGTGACGCTTAAACATTATGCTCGTTTTATCCCAGAGCTTGCTCCCGACGCTGGCAAGAAAGCCGATAAGCTATGGTCATCATTTGGTCAACATTCAATTAAATACGATAATAATTCATCAGGTTAAAAAATAGAAGACGGGTTCGATTCCCGCCGTCTCCACCAAAAAACGGTCTAATCCAGACCACTCAAGACCAACTAAGACCCATAAAAAACAGGGTCTTAGTACCGGTCTCACAAATACCCCATTAGTCCCGGTAGGTCTCCAAAGGCCTCGGTTGTGGCACAAAAATGACACAAAATTGGCACAAGTCGTTTATGCCGATAATCACACCGCAGCCTATGGAACAGAAAATTGCCGTCGCATGCGGCGCCATATTTTCAGTGAGCTTTCCCCGATTGCTGGAGACTTGGCGGCTCACTACATCAAAACGGCTGAACGTTCCAACTTTGAGCAAGCAAACCATGAACTGCAAGATATTTATAATCAGCTGCGCATTGAAGATTTAAATTTATGCGCTGATCATGAAGAATTGCTCAATGCAGCCCGGCGTTATGCAGAAAAATGTTATCTGGCACGCAACCGCGCAAAATCCCCTTCTGATGCCTATCAAGCCTGTTTGCGCATAGTCGATCACTATCAAGTCAAGCGGCCATCCATCAAAGTCGATAATCTGGAACCTGCTCTGAACCGGATGTGCTGTCATCATTGGTGGTTTCGCAGAATCAAAATATTGCGACTGCGAAAGATTGAAACCATAGCCAGAAATATTGAGTTGGTCAGCCGCTTACGTGGTACGTATGCCAGCGATTTCACCATCCATGCTAAGCGCAAACAAAAGGAAAGAAATCGTCTGTATCTGGCCACGAATTTTGTAAGCAACCAGAACGGCGATATTTTTTCCCTGCAGAACCTAGCCGATCGTTCGGTATCCAATCCAGCAATTCGCCGTGCTGAATTAATGACACGTATCAGAGGTTTTGAAATGGTGGCCGATCACTTGGGGCATGTGGGAGAATTCTATACCGTGACCACGCCTTCGCGCATGCATGCCTGTTTGCATCATGGTGTAACCAATCCACGCTATGACGGCACCAGCGTTTTACAAGCGCACGAATACCTCACCCATATTTGGTCATTGATCCGGGCTGAATTGCATCGTCAAGGTATTCAACCCTATGGCTTCCGCGTAGTCGAACCGCATCACGACGGCACCCCGCATTGGCACTTACTATTATTCATGCCGGAAAAACACCGCGAAGCCGTCAGAAAAGTCATGCGTCATTACGCTCTTCTCGATAATGGCAACGAACCAGGAGCGCAAGAGCGCCGCTTCAAAGCGGAACCGATTGATCCAGCCAAAGGCACGGCAGTGGGTTACATTGCCAAGTACATTTCCAAGAATATCGATGGCTTTGCACTTGATCAAGATTTGTATGGCAATGATGCTGCAAAAGCGGCCGAACGCATTACCGCATGGGCAAATACTTGGGGCATTCGTCAGTTTCAGCAAATCGGCGGCCCGAGTGTGACCGTATGGCGTCAATTGAGAAAACTCGACAAAGCCGACGATCCGGAGCTTGAATCCATCCGTCAATCTGCAACTGCCAGCGATTGGGCAGCTTTCATGCTGGCGATGGGAAACCCTGAAGCGCCGCATCGTTCACATGCCATCAAACCTTTCTACGATGAGAGCAAACGATTAAATCCAATGAATGGTGAAGTATATTCCCCGGCAACGGGACGTTATGGCGATTCTGCTCCATTGCGCGTATCCGGAATACTTTGGAAAGGATCGAGCTATAGCACACGCAAACATGTTTGGATGCTTTTCAAAGTCGACAGCGAGGACGTGACATTAAGGAGCGAGGCGCAAGCCGAGCGCACGCAATGTCACGCCGGAGCTGTTTCCCTTGGACTTGTATCAATAACTGTACCAACCCCATTTCAACCTAAGAAAATTAATTATGAAAACCCAACTCAACACTAAAAAAATTAAAAATATAAATATTATGAATACATTTAATCTTGAAGAAGCGGTTTCCTTAATCTACCGGCTCGCGGTTCTGAAAAAGGACGCACCTGAACCCGGCAAAAAATACAGCATCACACAAATCGGCCACATTTGCGGCGTATTAACGCTTAACGATCAAATTGAGATTGTCATCAAATTTCATGACGAGATGCGGCAATTCACGAAGGAGGAATTTCAAAACCAAGTAACTATTTTGGATTGACAGGACATTTATACTATTTACTGTGAAAATAAATAGCGTACTATAAGAATCACTATTTACTCTTATAGTCACTACTTATTATGGAAACCAATCAAAGAAAACTGTTTGATCTAAACCTCAGCGAGGAACAAGAGCAAATTATTTTAAAGAACATCAAAGAATTCCGAGGCGTTGGCACGACACTAGAAAGCGCGTTAGGGGCTTTGATTATGGGACAGTACTTCGGCTGGCGCGTTCTTAAAATACTTCATAATCCCTTGACCTATCGCCGCTATGAAAAAATCCTGGGTCTTAATTTCCAGGATGTCTGCCCGGAAACAACGGGATATAGCGAAACTAAAAGTGTAGGTTATGCCATCACGCAAAAAATAGGCAGTTTTTGGGCTGTAGTGATGGGAAAACGGAAAGTAGAAGATAAAGGCTTAATCGAGAATCAAGGGGAAGTAGAAAAGCACGTAACCAAGCATATTGCCGATAATACTGAGGAGGTGAAAAAATGAACCACTCTGAACGATTACTGGTAACAGTCAAGAAATGTGCTGAACTAACCGGCTTAACAGAAAACGCCATTCGCCAATACTTGAAAAAAGGTCACTGGATACTCGGGATTCACTGGTTTAAATCTGCGAATGGCAGAATTTTCATAAGCATGAAGGCTGCAAATCTATGGATGCAAGGCAAAGAGGCATAACGATCCGCGGCAATAGCGCCCAGATATCGTTTACCTATCAAGGTGTACGCTGCCGCGAGTCAATACCCATACCGCCAACTAAGACCGCGCAAAAGGAACTGGCGCTTAAGCTGCAATCCATCAAGTACGAAATCAAGACCGGTACTTTCGACTACAACCGGCATTTTCCGTACAGCAAGAAAGCCAAAGAATTCAAAAAAAATCGGCCTGATCTTTACACGATCAAAGAAGCCCTTATAGGCTGGCTGCAACGCAACCAAGCAAAACTGCAACTAAGCACACTGCAAGACTATAACAGTGCCATCTATCACCATTTGATACCAACCTTTGGCAATCTCACTATTTCCGAACTGGAGTTGTCCCCTTTTGGCGGACATTTTTTTCATGGAGTCGAGAGAGTCTCGACCTGTGAAAGCGGATTGCAGTTTATCGCGATTTGATTTTTCTCATTCAGTTTTCTCTCAAAATTGTTTGGTGATAAGTATCCCAGCCCGGAATGCCTGCGAGTTGGGTTGTACCATGACTCGATCCAGGTGAATATGGCCAGCCTTGCTTCAGTTTTATTTTTCCAGGAGCGCCTATCGATTAATTCACATTCCAGGCTGGCAAAAAAGCTTTCAGCCATTGCATTGTCGTAAGCATCACCCACACTGCCCATGGAGGGATGCACACCCATTTCCCT